TCCGAGAATAACATAATTCATTAGTTTTCTCCACTATTAATAATAGTCCAATCTTTTAAAAAATTTGTCGATATTCCACAATTACTGTAATTATACAAATACTTTTTAATTCCTGTTTGAGATATAAATTTTGAAAGGCATGAAAAAGAACTACCAACTAAATGAATTTCTTGAGCATTTTGAATTAAAGGTACATAATCAAAAAAAGGAAGATCAATTACACTTTCAGCAATGTCATAGTACTCATGATTTTTGTGATACAAATTTTTAGAAGGACATAATAATACATTATCTGTGCTTATGTTAGAAATAATTCTGTCAGTATAATCCACTAGAGATGTTTTTCCATGAACAAAAATATAATCATACTTTTCAATAATATTATTAAAGTATTCATTCTCATATAATCTTTTTGGTAAAGAAAAATACCTTTCATATATTTCCAATTCCAATCCCAAATCCATATAAAAATTGTCTGGCAAATGATCAAATGAATTATGAGATTCTTTGTATATGCCACAAGTTAATAAATGATATTCATCACCAAAATCATTCACAAATTTATTAATTTCTAAACGTTCTTGATACTCACTATCATTTGCTAGAGGACTTAGTTTTAAGATATTGATGTTGCCAACATCTTCATACAACCTCAAACAATTTTTAAAATATCTTTCCTTACAAGCAATATAGATATTCTCATATTTTTTTGCATAATATCTAATTGCAGGACTTATGCAAGTAATATCACCCATGCCCATATGAGTTAAGACAATCGCATTTTTCATTATAATTCAATAAGTTTTATGTTTTCTTTGAATGTATTTTCCGTTGTCTAAATCTCCTCCAGAGATAGCATTTTTAATGATTTCTACAACCTTTTCATCAACTTCATCTATCAATTGATTTCTTTGTACATTAAGGTCACATGCTTTCTTCAAAGACTCCCATAATCTTTGAGCCCCTTCTTCATCATCAAAATACTTTGCTTTATATTCTTCAAAGGTCATTCTACGAATTTCATAGAGCAATTCTTGATTATTCCACATTTTTAAATCAACAGTGGTCAATTTATCTACTAAAGATCCTAGTGTGTCAGCCATAATTTTTTCTCCAATTAATTAAGTCGGTTTCATATTCTTCTAGTTCATTTTCTTCCAAAAAAAGTTTTTCCAATTCAAGAGGTTTTTTAAGTCTTTTTCCTAATTTTTTAACAGGAGATCCTGCATAAACGCTCCATTCTTCTAGATTATCCTTTACTAAAGATAGTGCTCCAACAGAAGCACCCTCACCAATGGTAACATTTGGGAGTATGACACTAGATGAACCAATTATAACATGCTTTTCTAAAATAACTTTTCCGATTTTTACTTTTTTATATTTTTCCGGGACAGTTGGATTTGTCATGCTTCTCCCCAAATAATCATCAGATGCGCTATAAATTTTAACTCCACTAGACAATCCACTAAAATCTTTCAATTCAACATTACCACTACAAGATAAAGAACAACTGTTTGATATATGTACATTTGAACCTATTTTTAAATTCCCATTTGAGGAATTTATAATTGTAAATGCATCTATTCTAACATTTGACCCTATTGAAATATTTTCAATTCCATTGATTATACATGATTCGTCAATTAAAATATTTGTACCTAGACTTTTAAATCCAAGACATTTCATTTCATGTTCTGTTATGAACCTAGAATTAAACATTATGAGAAATCTCCAAGTAAAATTTCCACTCTATATAGAAGAATTTTTTTTATTAATTTTTTAATTACTTTATCATCATTTATTGGAAATTTCTTGATATAAAAAGAAACTATTTTGCATAAAATTTTAAGTTCTTCTTCCGAAATATCCACTTATATTTTATAGTTTAAAATAGTATTGCAAATATATTCAAGTTGATTTTCAGTTAGATCTGGATAACTTGGGATATTAAATCCTCTCCTACTTATATTTTCTGATACTTTATGAGATTGATACCTATGAGAGTACATGGGCATCGTATGAACTGGATAAAATAGAGGTCTTGTATCTATATTATTTTTCTTTAAATATTCTCTAAATTTATCTCTCTGCTCTTGATTACATTCAAATATCACACTATTCATCCAATAACTATGTATAGTGTCAGGTTGTTCTTTATGTGTTCGAACATGAGTCCCATCAAAAGCGTTGTGATAGTAATCTGCAATTTTTCTTTTTTTACTAATCAATTCATCAGACCTCTCTAATTGAGCCTGTCCAATAGCACAAGCAATATTAGTCATCCTATAATTATATCCTATAACATCATGCCAATATTGACGATGTTCTGCAAGACCTTGACCTTTCAAGTGGAGTGATCTTAAGTATAGAGTTTCATTATTAGTAACAACCATACCACCTTCACCAGCAGTTATAGTCTTATTACCAAAAAAACTATAGGTAGAAATATCTCCAAAAGAACCCACATGTTTTCCTTGATAATACGTTCCAAATGCTTCGGCACAATCTTCAACCAAAAATAACCCATTTTCTTGGGCAATTTTGCAAATAGAATTCATATCACAAGATTGACCATACAAATGGACCACCATGATTGCCTTTGTCTTTGAGGTTATTTTTTTGGTTATTTCTTTTGGATTTATTTGCCAGGTTTCCTCCAAAGAATCCACAAATATGGGAGTTGCTCCACAATAAACAATAGCATTTACAGAGGCAATATAAGTGAGAGTTGGAACAATTACCTCATCACCAGGACCAATACCTAGTGCAAGAAGTGCCAAATGCAAAGCGACTGTCCCATTACATACAGAAACAGCATAATCTATATTTGTTTTTTGTGCAAAAGATTTTTCAAAAAGATCTATATATTTTCCTTTAGAAGAAATCCAAGAAGAATCTAAACATTCATTTACATACTTTTTTTCAAGATTAGTTATTGATGGTTGATATACTGGAATCATACTAGATATTCCCCAAATACCATTGATAAGTTTTTTTAATACCTTCACGGAGATCAATCTTTGGTCCCCATCCAAGTGCTTTAATTTTATTTACATTCAAAACTTTACGCGGAGTTCCATTTGGTTTTGTAGTATCCCACTCAATATCCCCAAAAAAACCAATAACATCAGCAATGGTTTTAGCAAGTTCCTTAATTGTCACATCCTCACCAGTTCCAACATTAATTGGTTCTGGACTATTATAATCTTTCATACAAGTAAAACAAGCCTCTGCAAGATCATCAACGTGTAAGAACTCCCTCATTGAAGAACCATCTCCCCAGAGTTTTACTGAGGGACTGTGCCAAGGACCACCTGGATCTATAATATATCCATCTCTACTTGCATTATGAAACTTTGCAATCATTCCAGGAAGAACATGAGATGTCTCTAAATCAAAGTTGTCATTAGGACCATAAAGATTTGTAGGCATCAATGAAATAGCATTAAACCCATATTGTTTACGATATGCCTGACACATTTTGATACCAGCAATTTTAGCAACTGCATATGCATCATTAGTTGGTTCTAACGGACCAGTCATCAATTGGTCTTCAGTAATCGGTTGAGTTGCAAACTTAGGATAGATGCACGATGATCCAAGAAACAAAAGTTTTTTAACTCCAAACTTTCTAGCAGCATCGATAATGTTTGATTGAATCATCAAGTTATCATAAATGAAATGTGCTGGGTAATCATTATTTGCACCGATCCCACCAACCTTTGCTGCTGCAAGATAAACGTATTCTGGTTCATTTATTCTAAAAAATCGTTCCACATCTTCCTGCCTTCTTAAATCCCAATGAGAAGAAGGTGTTGAAAGAATGTTCGTATACCCTTTCATATGAAGCATACGAACAATTGCAGAACCAACTAAACCATTGTTTCCAGCAACATAAACGCGACTTTCACTGTCCATAAATGCACATATCCTCAACAAGTTGTTTAAAAGAAATCTTAGGTTCCCAACCTAGATTTTCCTTTGCCTTAGTGGCATCACCTAATAAAGTCTCTACTTCAGCAGGTCGAAAATATTTAGGGTTGACTTTAATGATAGTTCTACCAGTATTTTTATCAATACCAACTTCATCAAGTCCTTCACCTTTCCACACAATATTCATACCAAAATAAGGTGCTGCTTCTTCTACAAAGTCACGTACAGAATATTGAACGCCTGTTGCAATTACAAAATCATCTGGTTCATCTTGTTGAAGCATCAACCACATTGCTTCAACAAAGTCTTTAGCGTGACCCCAATCACGCTTTGCGTTTAGATTGCCAAGTTCAAGAACATCTTGCTCACCAACAGAAATTCTAGAAAGACCGCGAGTAATCTTACGAGTTACAAAGGTTTCACCACGGCGAGGTGATTCGTGATTAAAAAGAATACCAGTGCAAGCGTACATTCCATAGGACTCACGATAATTCTTCGTAATCCAATAACCGTAAATCTTCGCTACACCATAAGGAGAGCGGGGATAAAAAGGAGTAGTTTCACGTTGAGGAATTTCTTGAACAAGACCGTAAAGTTCACTGGTAGACGCTTGATAAATACGAACACGATCTTCCATACCCAAGAGACGCACTGCTTCAAGAACACGAAGAGTGCCCATACCATCGACATCAGCAGTGTATTCAGGCATCTCAAAGGATACTTTAACGTGACTCTGAGCACCAAGATTATAAATTTCATCTGGTTGGACTAACTGAATAACTCTTGCTATATTAGTAGAATCTGTTAAGTCTCCGTAATGTAACTTAATATTTTGATACAAATGGTCAATTCTTTGAGTATTGATTTGAGAAGCACGGCGAATAATGCCGTGTACTTCATAACCCTTTTCTAAAAGAAGTTCTGCAAGATAAGATCCATCTTGTCCCGTGATTCCAGTAATTAGTGCTTTTTTCATACTTCGCAATTTGTAAAATCTATTTGACCATTTCTAGTTGCCCAGATTGGATATTCTCTACCATAGGTATTCCATATCTTTGCCTGCTGTTGACCAACAGGAACTCCAGATATTCCAGCAGCATTCCAAATTGTTTCATAAGTATCATCCTCGTGGAATGTAAAGTCATGAGATTCTGCCTCCAGCTTCAATAATAAAGACAGGATAGATTGATCATGCCTATTTTCTCTAAAAATTGAATCATTTAAAAGTTTTGATAGTGTATCATCAAGATAATGACCATTATCTTCGATGGAAATAGACTTCCATTTATCAACAATACCTCTCATCAAATCATTATTCTTTATCAAGAAGATACCAGAAATAATTTGTCTGGTCATCAGGTACTCATCATTTTCACCCATAATTCTACGATAAGTATCCATCTTAGTCCATTGAATCTCTGGAAGATCTAGCGCGAAAAAAACTCCAGATGTTTCCAGACACTCTTGATAATATTGCTGAAGTTTCTCTACACCATTCTTATTCAACTCACAACCAGAATCAATATATAAAAGGACTTCATCTTTTGGTATATTTTTAAGTGCTTCTCCAACAAAATAAGATTTGCAAGCATAGTATCCATAAAATCTACTTGGCATACCAGATCGCTGCTCCATCATTTTGCTGGCATTATTTTCCCAGAAATCGCCAACTAAATCATCTTCACCGAACTCTTGAATAGATTTGAATACTTCAAATTCTTCTGCTTGCTTTCGTATTCTATTCTTACCAATAGAGAAATTATTATCTCCAAAGTAAGTTAAATGTAAGTTCATACAATTATTTTAATATCAAATCATTATACCAAAAAAGGAGAGTTTATGCAACTCTCCCCTAGGTCTTTCAGGCTCGCCACCAATTCTTTGACTGGAAATTGGAAACCAGGCGGGAGAGAGTCCCATCCGCACCAACGTCATTTGAGAGATGCCGTAAACTCATATAGGGTCATATTTGACTCCACCACTCAGTTTTATGAAACTAAGAAAAGTTGGGTTAACTTTGATATCTCGGTAATACCAAAGAATGCACATAAGAATAATACATCCCAAAGTTTAAGTTTAATGGCAAAAGGTACTGTTAGAAATCCTCCAATAACTTTGACCAGCAAACCATATTTAAAATCTCCCCATAACATAGTTTGATAACCAATTATAAGAAGAAGGTTCCCAAGATACCTTAGGACACTTGTTTTAGACATAAGGGGGGTTTGCTCCCGACCAGTGCTGTTAACGTCCATCCGTGACGATTAATCCCAATATTCAATATCATCGGGATCAATGTAACAGGGTTGATTAGTCAACCATTTCGCATATTCAATATCTTCCATTGCAACAGAACATTGCATAGAATTATCAAACAAATAAACGTCATTCCACCTTTTAGAATAATAATCTTGCGTTTGAAGACGAAAATCTGGTTTTCCGTTTAGTTCAATAATCCCCCTTTCAACGAATCTAAATCCTTCTCGTTCAAGAATAACTTTGGTACTCATGCAACCTCAATGGACTCAAGATCGGCAAGAACGTATTCCATTAGCATTTCGTAGTCATCCAGAGGGTCTCCAGAAAATACTACACCTTCGTTCTCATAAAAACGACGGACTTTTTTATAAAGTTTCGGACTCTTTACATCAAGGTAGATTTCTCCGTTAGCAGCAAGACGAAGAGTGCTAACATCTTTCTTGAATTTTTGGATCAGAGACATTGTTTTGTTTTGTTTGCTCTAGTATTATAAGGGTTTGAGACTTGTGTGTCAAGTGTGCCAGTTAAGGAACTGGCGATCGGGGTAATAGGATTCGAACCTACGACCTCCCGCTCCCAAAGCGGATGCGCTACCAAACTGCGCTACACCCCGTTACACCGTTATTTAGTTCGGTGTATAAACATTATACCCATTATTGGAACGGTTGTCAACCCCATACCACATATAAACAACCAAACTGGACTATGTGCCAGATATTCTACAATATGAAAGATCATTTTACATATGCGTGATCAAGTGACCAAATAATCAATAAACCTATTATACCAAAAATAGTCATTGCTGAAAATATTGTGCTACTCATATTTTCTTTTTCCATATAAAAGATTAGTTAAGAGTAATTTTAAGAAATGGGAGTAATGGTGGAATAACACCGATTAACCTTAAAAGTCCCTCAGCAAATAGAGCAAGAACCACCCAACCGACGCACATACTAATGATAGAAGCATTGCGGTTGTGTCGTCGTATTGCTGCATCGATCATCTCCTGAACTTCTGAGCGCGTAATAAATTCTTCATGCTCATACATCATTTTTCATCACCAAGAAACTTTGCAAGAGGATCTCTCTTGGTTTTAACAATCTCAACTGCTCTTTTATAGAACATATTATCAGTGTTCCCAGAAGATTCGAATGTCTCCTTGATCTTCACCCAGTTATCATAGGTGTGCTGATCCATAGGGTTTAGGTTGAATACTACTAGTTATTCTAGTAAGTATTTCTACTATGTCAAGTTTGTGTTGATACGAAAATATAGATTAAAAAAATCTAAAATTTTGTAATATTTGTAACAAGGAAGATCAGGGATTCGAACCCTGGAACGCTACTAACGTTAATAGTTTTCAAGACTATCGCCATCAACCACTCGGCCAATCTTCCAAAATAAGTCCTCAGCGGACTTCAAAATCTAAACGTCTCACTTTACGCTGACGCCGTGCTTCTTGAAAAGCAAGGTCTTCGTTTGTAAGAACACCAGATTTTGATTTGGTATGTATAGAGTTTAGCATAACAACAGAGGATAAGTCAACTGCTGAAATTTTATCCCCACGAATAGTTGCCATATTTGAGCAACCACAAGATACTGTTTTCGTTTGATGCCCTTCCAACTCTCTATTACAAGAGCGGCATCTGATTCTTAAATTTTCCATCTCTACAATAAGTTAATTATTTTTCAGTAAATGATCGAAGCATCCAAACGAATTTGCCGTGTGCTTCATTTAAATCATCAAGAAGATTAACTGTTCCTCTTGACTTTTGTTCGTCTGCTTCCATAGCAGCATCAGAAAGCATGGTAATTATTTTTTGATGTCCATCCATCAAATCACGAATCATTTCCATTTCGGAAATATTAGATTTTGCTTCACCAATACCAGAAACTTCTACAACTCTAGACAAAGAACTAACTGGTTTGATTTCAAGAAATCTCATATGCTCGGCAATACGATCAACTTCTTCTTGAAGAGCAACATACTGTTCACCAAATAAGTCATGAATCTGCTTAAAATCAGGTCCAACAACGTGCCAATGATAAACCCAAGTCTTCTGAAAGAGGACAAACAAACTTGCCTGAGTATCAGAAAGTAACTTATATAATTTTTCCATTACACCAATACTTTTTTTCAAGTATTTATAAAGTGGGCGATACTGGATTCGAACCAGTGACCTAATCCTTGTAAGGGATCCGCGCTACCGCTGTGCCAATCGCCCAATAAATCAATCAGGATAACTAGATTCTAGCATAAATTCTACTGTATTTGCAATATCATTCATAGCATCACGAAGAAATGGTTGTTGACCAGATTCTTGCCTACGAACAGGGCGAGAGGAATCACATAAGGTCCATCGCCATTGTTGCATAGATTCACAGTACCAGAGTGTTATTTTCATTTTTTAAATGCTCTAGTTTAATCAGATTTGGGAAGGGGGGTTTCACCCCCCAGTTTACACTATGTAGTTAGAATATCAGAACCTAAACTGGGTCTGAATCACACCACCATAGTTAGAAGAAGCATTCTTGAATCCTTGATTATTGGAAACATAGAAGATTGCAGGAGTGATGCTAATATTATCACTCACACGATAGCGATAGAAGGTTTCCCACATCAGAGCATCCTTAGTGAGGGAAGCAGCATTGCCAGGAGCACCGATGGCAAAACCAGCAGCATTACCCTTAGCAAACACATCTGCCCACTGGACACCAGCAAACCAAGTCTCAGACTTAGTAGCAGCACGGGGAGTAGCAGGACCTTCTACAGTGTTCCACCCATAAGCACCACTCACAGAAGGAATGATGCCAGACTTCTTAGGTTGCCAGTAAGCATTCACGGCATAACCATTAGAGGTTTGATTAGCGGCAAGAGTACCAGCATTACCAGAAACACCATTGAAGGTGCGAACACGAGTGCCTTCAGTACCATAACGATAACCAAATGCGATGCCATACTGAGGAGCACGATAACCAAACTGTGCCAGAGTATTCAAAGCACCAGATTCATCAAATTCCCCTTTGCTAGAATCGGAACCGTTCTGGGCAACATAGTTCACACCAGCAACGAATCCACCCTTACCTTTCTTAGTAGGTTGTGCCCACTGAGCACCGAAACCAGAACCAGTTGCTTTGTTGTAAACACCAGGAGCGCCTGCAACAGCAAAGAAGTCCAGAATGTCAGACTTATAAGCAGTAGGAATCCAAGACATCTCAGTGTTACGAACCAGAGCACCAGCAGTCAAATTGAGACCTTTGGTGAGAGCAGGAAACTGATAGTACAGACGATCAAGTTGTACTTGGTTAGAAGTGCTTTCTGCCTTATCCAGTTTGAACAGAGACGAAGAAGAACCAAAGGGTTGACTGGAGAAATTACCAGAACGCAGACGAGTCTTCAGCAAATCCTTGCCAGTGAAAGAAGTATCGAAGTTCAGACGAACATCATAGTTGAATGCTGTGTTGCCAACGTTAGTGTTGTTAGCAAGACGAGCACCTTCTACACCACCAAGAACGAAGGTTGCTTCACCACGCAGTTTAGATGTAGTGGAGAACTGAGTTGCTTGAAGTTGACCAACTTGTGCTTCCAGTTTATCAACACGACCACGAATAACTAGAAGTTCTTCAGCAAATTCTTTCGAAAGACGCTGAAGTTCATCAGTTACTTCAGTTACACGATCCAGACAGGCATTCAGGAGTGCTGCTGCCTCATAACGGGTCATTGCCTTACCACCACCATAAGTGCCGTTAGGATATCCTGCTACGCAACCATAACGCTCCACAAGGTTGCTAAGTGCCTGATATGCCCAATCAGAAGGTTGAACATCAGAGAATTGAGTGACGCTTGTTGCCTGCTCAGAAGAGTATTGATTGACTGCTGCAATATTAAGGTCTGCGGCATTCGCAACAGCAGGAGCAATCATACCAAGAGCAACAGGTGCAAGCATCAGTTGTTTGATTTTCATAAAAATGTTTTTTGTGTACTAAACGACAATGTAAAGATTTACAACAAAGTAAATCTTCGTTATTTAGGGGGTCTTAAGCAAACCTTAAGATGAGAGTATCTTACAGCACTTTTGGTCTTATGTCAATTAAGATTTGGTTAAGAAGCGAATGACGGGGATCGAACCCGTGACACCAACTTGGAAGGATGGGATGTTACCGCTACACCACATTCGCAATGTGGGAGATTTGACTCTCCCAGCACTTCACTTCACACGGAAGTATAAAGTATAAGACATAATGAGTATTATGTCAAGCCCCCGATCTGATTCGAACAGACGACCAACGGTTTACAAAACCGTTGCTCTACCACTGAGCTACAAGGGCAACGCGGGGGTGATCAATTCCCCGACCTAACAAAGTTAGGATTTAGAAAGGAAGACCCAGACATTTCCAGACCTTCCAACTCCCCCAGTTTGACTCGAACAAACAACCTCAGAGTTAACAGCTCCGCGCACTGCCAATTGTGCTATAGGGGATTGGTGGTAGGAGGGATTTCTATGTGCAGACAGAATCACCTTTCACATCATCCAGACTAAACCAGCGAGAGGTGTTGCACTTCCTACATTTGATGGATTAAGTGTGATACACCTCATAAGGATGTAACAGGGACTTAACCTCTATCACTTTTATATATTACACTAATTCTGAAATAATGTCAAGTCTAAGTTCTGCGTGTATTTCTCTATGACAATTAGCACATACACATACACACTTATCAAGTTCTTTTTTCTGGTCTTCCCATTTTCTTAATTTTAAATTTCCAAAATTTTTATCTTTTTGATCTGGGTCAATATGATGAAATTCTAAGGCATCAATACATTTATTATATCCACATTTTTCACATTTTCCACCCTTATACTCTACTGCTTTTTTCTTACTATTTTTCCACCTATCAGCATTATAATTGTTATGGCATTTTTTACAATTTGCTTGCCATACCTTTTTACTTTCACGCCAATATCCAGTTTCTTCATTTAAAAAAATTCCACATTTGGAGCAATTTTGTATTGGTTTACCATCAACTCTAAGAATATGATTTTCACCAATATAACCGTCACTAAATGATTTATTTGCCGTTTTCAATTTATACTTATTCAACCAATATCTAATACTTGTAGCACTTTTATTTGTTTTTTTACCAATATCCCTTATAGACATTTTTTGTTCCACAAAGGATTTAAGAATAGAATATTCCATTAGTTCAGTAGATATATATTGTTATTTATACAACTGAACTATTATAGCAGGCGTATCAGGATTCGAACCTGAGATAAGGCTTTAGAAGAGCCGTGTGATAATCCACTTCACCATACGCCCATAAGTAGGTTCCTATCGCCGCCACTCCTGAACCTACCGAAGGGGAGTGCCGCAGTTGATCTCTCAACTCTCATATTATAGCAGTCCTTGAGAGAGTCGTCAAGGTGGGCAGGGAGGGATTTGAACCCCCGTAGGCAGAGCCAGCGGATTTACAGTCCGCCTCCATTAACCACTCGGACACCTGTCCAAGATTTAAAGTATAGAATGGGGGAGGAGTATTGTCAACTCCTCCCAACCTATTCTATTGTATCAAACTTCTACCGTGATCAGTCGGTTAGCATACTCATGAGCATACGAAGTGCGGGCACCATGAATGCCCCAACCAATCCAACTATACGCATAGTCCATGTAACGATTGATAGACTTACCAGGAGTTTTCATCCTATCTGCAATTCGTTTCCATTGAACCTCAGTCGTTAGATAACCAAGTTGCGTTTGAAGAGATGATGGATTTCCACCAAACCTTCTAGCAAAATCACCCAATCCATAATAACGATCGGCAGATGTCCATTGGATCAGACCATAACCACGTCCGCAGTGATGGTACTGAGTCCTACTACCACCTTCACAAATATTAGGCACGAACATAGATTCCTGCTTAATATTGCCCAGGATAGTAGCAAGGGCGTTTCTGTCTTTAATTCCTTGCTCTTGGAAATAATCCAGAGCAAGTTGTTCATGTTCATTACACCCTTTACAAATTAACCTTTTCTCTTTTGGCTTTTCGGGAGCAACCTCTCGGATTGCTGTCTTCTTTTCATCTACAAGATCAAACTCCCTAATAACAGAAAATGGTTTCGAATCCACTGGAGGTGGTGGACCCTGCATCTTGTAGTTGACGAATGGCAGTGTTGCCGTACTGGTTGTAACCGATGCCAAAAGGGGCAGGGTTACAGTAAAGAATTGTTGCATTAATTTTAATTGAACTCTACATCCGTATAGAAGGGGGGTACACCACCTCTCTCGAAGGGCACCTTCCACGGCTCTAATGTCACTTCAATGACTCATAATAAGAAACCCGCCATTTTGTAGCGGGCTTGTACATAATAAGTTAATATTTATGATCTGTCAAGTGGACCAAGTGGACCAATTGAAAAACTGTCTCCATAAATACTTACACACCATATTTCAGAACGATGAAAAGATTAGCACTTATCTTTTCGTTATTCTTCACTACTCCTGCTTTTGCTGGCGAAATCACATCAAAAATCACTGACTCAATTCAATTAGGCGTTCAGGGTGCAGCGGTACAATCAGAAAGAGTAGGAGCATCCTACGCTGTCTCGGGCACAAACATTAATGTAACAACTCTTGGAGGAGTTGGTGGAGCAGGTTCTTATGACATCAACACAAACGGGCAAGCATTTAGTTTCTCTGAGACATCAATTACTGCAGATGTTGATGTTACCTCTCAGTCGGCAGCTTCTGGAACAATTGCTTCTCCCAACCTTTACGGCAACTCTACTACTCAGTTAGGTGGTGATAAAGGTTCTCTCGCAGGTACTTTGAGTGGAACTACCGTTCCTAGCGTAACTGCTGGTGGGTCGGGAACCACGGCAACAGCACAACGTAGCGTAGAACTGAGCGTATTCAAGTGAGACGCATAACTCTCGGACTGCTTACAGTTCTGGGAGTTATAAGTCCTTCATATGCTGGACCAGTAACTCCCAACTTCACCAGTGGGACAATTACCTCCGAAACGAAAACGCGAACTGAAGTTATTGAAACTATCAGACAAATAGAATACACTACTGGAACATCTTATACAGTCACTGGAACCAACATCAATATACCAGGAACTCCTGCTCCTGGTATGAATTACACAATTCAAACTCAAGGTGCTCCATTCCAATTTAGTGAGACTTATCTGACTCCTGGAGTGGCAAAGGAAACATGGATAGACAGAAAAACTACAGAAGATTCTTTAACAAACACAATATCAGTCTTTACGCAGTAATAATTTTATTGTTGACATTGACTGGATCGAGTAAAGGACAACAAGCACCAAGCAATACAAATATTGCAGGACCCTCAGCATCTGCGACTGGTAACGTAACTAACCAGGCAGTTCAGGTGCTTCAGGGTCCTTTTGCTTTAAATACTTATGGTGGCGGAGTTTCTTGCCAGGGTCCCACAATGAGTGTCGCACCGTTTATATTGGGAAATACAAACTATAATGAGGACCCACAATCATTCCAATCTTATAGTGGAAATGCTGGTATCTCTTTTGGATTTAATTTTCCTCTAGATGGTTCATTACAAGAACTTTGTAAAGCAAGAGTTCGTGTAGAAATTTCAAGGCAACAAGCAGAAGCAGATAAAGGAAGACTTGACTTTGAGCTTGTGAGACTTTTGAAGTGTGGTGAAGCACTGAAAAATGGAATTTCATTTCACCCAGAAAGTCCTTATGCAAAAATTTGTGCTGATATTGTTGTGAAGTATCCACAAGTACAGGATATAGCAAATGGAAATCAAACAAATACAGATAAGAAGTGAACCTCCACCTATCATTCCAACGATAGAACCCCCTGTAACTCGCAGCACAGAACGTTCTATCGTACCTCAAATTGATATTCCCATCATCAATATGCCAGATACAACTATCAAGTATCCAGTAATTGATGTTCCAACTCAAGAAGAATTTGATGCTGCAGTCAGAGCGGAACAAAAAAAGAAAGAAGAAGAAAAAGAAGAAAAAAGTAGAGGACTTCCTGATACTGCACCAGTTATACCACAACAACTTGTACAGCAGGATGTACAAGCAGTACAAGTTCCCACACAAGTTGAAACATCAAATACAAATTTAGGAGTACCGGTCATTGAAGTACCAATCGTCGGGGAAGTTCCAGTTCCTCCAAAAGAACAGGTTATACTTGCTGGCACCACTGCTACTGCTTCTGTTGCTGCGGCTCTTATTGGCAAATCTTTGGTGGAATGGATGGTAGGTAAAATGAAACCTATTGTTCAACAACTCTTTACCAGAGCGAAGAAGTTACTGAACCGAGATCTAACTGACTACGAAATCCAACTATTCTTTGCCTTTGAAAAGCAGCAACAGATGAAGAAGGTTGCTAAGTTACTCAAGAAAGAGCAGAAAAAGCAGAAGCTAGAGCAATATAAGAAAGCACACAAGTAATTATACTTCTTCAAACAGAAGAGTATATAATCCACTCACATTTGCGTGTGCTTCTGCTAATTCTTTTGTCTGAAATCTACGTGCCTTCTCTTTATCTCTAGTCCATTTGGGACTATCGTTCACATTATCTTGGAAGTAATCCCAGGTTCCAGCAAACCCTTCTCTCTTAGCAATATACATCAGAATAATTTTATAGGTAGTTTGATAGGTAGTTTCTCTTGTAGTTCTTTGACGCCTTTAGGCATAACTGCCTCGATGATCTCACGCTTTGCTTGCTCGATTAGTGTTTCTCTATTCATGTAAGCATAAACTCCAGCGCCTACAGCAGTTGCGCTCAATACAAATGAGGCAACTGCTAACGCATTAAATACTTTCTGCATCATGCTCCTGTGCGAGGTTGTACGAAACCTTCCTCAAGTGCTTCAACTCTTTCTTCTAGAGATGCTGCGACTTCTTCTGCTACTGGTTCAACAGGTGGTGCTTCTACAACTTCTTCTCTCTTAGGTTCTTCTTTCTTTTCGTCGTCATCATCACCACCTTTCTTCATGGTGTTGATACCGAACGTAGCAGCAGATGCTGTGAAGACTGTAGCGATAAAGGTTGGGTCCATCTTAGCAAGAAGACCAGCATAGCTAGCAGTTAAAAGAGCAGCAGACCAACTCAAAATGGCAATACGAATTAGTTGTCCCATAGTAGTTTCCTTTTTCTTATCCATCTTCGTGGTGGGTTGGGTCCGTAATATTTATTACGTGTTCAATTTTAATATAAAAATTGTTCTATTTCTGAGAATTTATTTCCCATGTCATTTACTCTATGTTGTATGTCGAGGTCATACAAAGCCATTTTAGTTTCAATCAATCCATATGAAGGAAAGGTATATTCTATATGTTCTGTTTGATTAAACGTATCAATAACAGTATCATCTTTCGCATTCAATCTCGTTTTCTTTACATCAATATCACAGAAAGAAAAGTCAGTTACTTCTGGCAAATTAAAATGATTACACACTTGCTTCAAAGTTTCTTTCTTATCTTGTAGAAAATCATTCGTAGTTATCCACAAAACATTTGAACTATCTAACATACGAAATACGCTACACAACCAAACGTATGTTACTTTGTCAAGTTCATCTTCTGGTTTCCAATTGATTTTTGGGTGATTGTGATTCTTTAAAATATAATCCGTCTTTGAAAATCTTTGTTTTACCCATAAAGGATCAACAGATTTAATTTTACACAAATGCTGCGCTAAAGGTCTATATAAAAATACTTTATTTCCAGGAAATTTTGTTTCAAAGCAAGTAGTCATACTTGGAAATTTAACAACAGACCCATAAAAAGATTCCATGTTCTTATATGGATCTGTTCCAAGCAATAAAGACTTTGCCCACGATGGCTCAGCATATGCTTTACATACTGTAGACAACAGTGATGTCATTAATGTAGATCCACACCTAGCCACATGGTAGATTTGATGTATTTGTTCAGACATAATTATCGCTATTTTTTACACTCATAAACTGAGATATACAATATCTCCCATCACCATTCCAATAAGCACTATCAGATATTGATACTTTCTTTACCCCATGCTCTACATATCCAGGGAATAAAATGAGAGTATTGTGTGAGCATTCTACTTCATAGTTGTATTGAGGAAAATACAACTCACCACCACTAAACTTTTTAGGTGTGGTATGAAAATAAGAGAAAGTTAAAAACTCATGCCCAATATCTGTGTGAGGATTATATCCTTCACCATCATGATAGTATCTTAATTTTGTGATAACCATATTCACATATCTAAGACGTAACAAATGGGGCCATTTATTTACGATAGTTGATATGAATGGAGCGTCTAAGGTTTTCTTTGTAACTTGTAGAATATTAGATAACTCTGGTATATTATATGCTCTTTCTAAATGTAGTGCTCTACTTTCAGTAAGTTCTGAACTATTAGAGTGATGAACTCCTGGTTTGTATAGTTTGTTTGGGTATGATAAGAATTTAATTTCTTCTTGTATTAATGTTAATTCTTTTTCACTATAAAAGTTTTCAATTAATACATGGGGAAATGGATCATCGAGTAATTTTATATTCATTCATCTCCAGTAACAATAACAAACTCATCAATTGTTTCGTCATAATACATTCCAATACCAGCATACCTTCCTCTAATGTTTCCATTATATGAGGTTTGCTTCCAATTGGTATTTTCTCCTTGAATCATTTTACAGAATTGAACACCAATCTCTTCGGATTCTTCTCCATTTTCATCAACGATATCATCATTACATACTACAATAACTTCAATTACTTTATTATTCTCGTCTAATTTAGCAAAATGCGCCATGATTATAAAACAGTAAATGTATTAGAACCTGTGAAGGTATGTATAACGTAAGCAGTTCCGCCTATAGTTTGATATGTGATTGTTCCTCCAGTTGCCTTAGCGACAGTTCCTGGATAACGAATAACAATTACACCCGAACCACCAGTAGCTCCTACTCCGCCACTAAAATACTCCAATTGCCCACGAGCACCGCCTCCGCTATTTGCTGGAGCATTTGATACTGTTGTGTTGTTTGGATCTCCATTATTGCCTATTGTTGTTGAACCATTGCCACCGCCACCCCATCCAACATAACTATTGGAAGTAGTAGAAAATGATGTTAGATTATATCCACTACCGCCAGCACCACCATTACCGCCGCTAGCAGCACCGCCAGCAGATCCATAACCTCCACCACCACCAGCAGAACTAGTACTGCCAGTACTACCAGCATTATTACCTTGCCCAGCAGTTCCTGTTCCTCCAGTCCTTCTTGCTGCTGGAAAATTGAATGAGGCGGCATTAGAACCACCGCCTCCAGAACTGCCATTTTTATCTGTTCCAGAACTACCACCAGATCCACCACCTAATGATGTGAATACAGCAGCACCACCAGAAGTTAAAGCATAGTATGTAGAACTTCCTTTACCAGTTGAGTTATCAGCAGCAGCACCACCACCACCAACTGTAAGATATAAAGAACTTCCATTTGCTGTGGTTCCACTTGTGGTTCTTACACCACCACCACCACCACCGCCAGAGTAATTTCGGGCAATAAAATCATCATCGGCCCCGCCGCCGCCGAAAATAGAAGTACTTGGAGCAAAAGTTCCGCCACCTCCACCAACTAATAGCATTTCCCAATTCAAAGGAACTGCTGGTATTATCGTTGCTTTAGCAATACCAAATGCTCTACTACTTCCTAAACCAAATGCTATTGGACTCATATTAAACCTCAGCTAAAGTTTGTATTACCTGAACCAAATACGTTGATGGTTCCAGCACTATCTTTTACGATAGTAAATGTAATTACATCGAAGTTATTTGTTGCTGTTGGGGCAGATCCACCAGACCACTTAACTCCACCAGAAACAGCAGAACCATTTACGCTACAAGCATCGCCATATGTTTGCGCTGTGTCGCCATCAATAATTAAAGTAACTGTTGTTGCTTTGCTGTTTGATGCTGGAACATTAGTGAATGCCCATGTGGTTACAGAAGCATTTAAATCTCCAAGAACTACAGTTGCTGCTGATGTATCTACAGTAAGTGTTCCGCTAGAAGGAGAAAGTGTGGTGCTGAAATTATTTACAGAAGTTTCTGTAATTTGTTTGAGATTTGTTGTAGTGGATACAGTTAGATCTCCAGTAATACTTACACCAGTTGAAGTTGTTTCAAACTTCTTGGAGTTATCAAAGTAAAGTTCTACTGAACCATTTGAATTAAATACTGCTTTGTTTTCATTGAAAGCAGCGTTTGTGATTAGTAATGCGTTATCATTAGCAATATAAAGGTCCCCAGTTCCTACGTCAGCAATAACGTTAATAGATCCATTGTGACCAATATACAAATCATTGTCAGCACCAAAGAAAGCAAAATCATTATCGCCAAGATTAATGCCGCCATTAGCAGTAATAGCACCAGTTACTGTGAGTGATGTAAGAGTTCCTAATGATGTTAGTGAAGATGACGTAACACCAGAACCGAGAGTTGTGGCGCTAAGAACTTGAGCATTACCAATTCTGTAAACTTTACCAGAAGCGAGGTCAATATTTTCGGAACTTGTGAAGGCGAGATTTCCTTTGATCCAATTGAATGTCTTATTTGTCGTTCCCAAAATTGTAAATCCAGCTCCATCAGCTGTATCATCATTTGCCGCGCCAGCATCAAATGTAATAGAACCAGCAACAAAAGCACCAGCAGTAATTGCTACTGTAAATTGAGTATCACTATCAATACTTAAAATTGTAGGATTAGTTCCAAAGGCTCCAGTACCAGAAATTTTACTTAAAGATTGACCAGCATAAAGATTATTAGTATTTGTTCCAGTAACAATACCAGTAACAGAAATATTACCAGATCTTCCCAACACCGCAGTAACTGATGCTAGTTCTATATTTTTATCGTCTACGGTTAATGTATTAATATTTAAAGTTGTAGTTGATCCTTCAACAATTAAATTACCACCAATATTTAAATTGTTTGTTACGGTAAGATCATTCGAAACTGTAACGTTGTAGCTTGAATCTCCCCTAATCCAGTAGTTTGATCCAGAAGCAATGACTAATTGATTATTTCCACTCTGACTTAGTGGTTGATATGCTGGATCTACAGAAGAAGCATTTGGAGAAGATCCAATAATAACGTTTCCAGATCCAGTTAATCCAGCTCCAGCATAGTATCCAATACAAATATTATCATTTCCAGTAATTGATGATTCTAATGCGTTTGTTCCCAACGCAACGTTTCTTGATCCAAGAGTTGATTGTCTTGCTGCTCTTCTTCCAATCGCTGTATTATTAGACCCAGTACTTGCGGATCTTAATGCCGCATATCCAAGAGCAGTATTATTTTCTCCCTGATCGGTAAAGAATAATGTATCATATCCGACTCCAGTATTTTGTGTTCCCGAAGAAAAATTGGATCCAGAGTTAACACCAATAATCATATTGGTTGTGTTTCCAGATAATCCCAAACCAATTTTAATTCCGCGAACTGAAAGATCAGAATTAACTACACTAGCAGTTGCGTTGATTGTTAAAGTATCAGAAGTTAACAGTCCAATAGTAGTATTTTTTTCTATAGATAAACTATTTTTAATAGTAGTTGTTCCAGTACTAGCACCAATTGTTATTGCTGTGCCACTCCCAAAAGCATTGACGGTTGTAGCCGTCGTATTAAATACATCAAAAGTTGTAGAAGAAGTTAATACTCCATTAACAAAAGTTGGACTCTGAGCAAATACCATTGCTCCAACACCAGTTTCATCAGAAATAACACCACGAAATTCTGTTGATGTTGTAGAAGCAAATACAGATAATTTATCTGCTCTATATGCTACCGTCCCTCCAGTGCCGAAACCCACTGTAGATCCATCAGTTCCACTAAATGTTAAAGTTCTGTTACAAGTAAGAGTTTTACCATCGGCAATCGTTAGTGTGGCACTATTGGTTGGTGTAGTAATAGTTACCTTATTGATTGTAGATGCGGTTGCGGCACCCAAAGATGGAGTTGTTAATGTTGGAGATGTTAATGTTTTATTGGTTAAAGTTTGAACTTCATTTTCTGTTACGATACGATTCGCAGTAGTTCCATCAAATACTCTCCAATATGCTCCAGATTCAAACCACTGAAATACATTATAAGATAAAACAGCGCCAGCACCATCTGTTGTTCTGTTAATTTTAATACCACCGTTTGCCCCAACAATATTATTTCCTCTCCTCAGTTCTATTTCAGAATCTGCGACAGATAAATTTGTTGTATTAATTGTTGTGGTAGTTCCAGTTACAGTTAAATTTCCAGAAATAGACACAGTAGTTCCATCATCACTAATCAAACTGTCCACCATCTGGACATTAGAACTATCCCATTTTAATATTTTATTGTTTGTTAAATTAGCAGTATTTCTAATAGAAAAAGAAGTTCCACTAAGAACTAATCCATTTCCAGCCTGATATGTGGTATCAGTATCAGTAGAAGTAATTGTAATATCATTGCCAACTTGCGTTACAATAGAAGATCCAGCGCCAATTATAGTAACATCACCACTCTGATATGTTCCAGTTGCACTTCCTCTCAATCTAGTAACTGTATTTGTATCTGTGGAAGCGATAGTTATAGTGTTTCCAGATTGAGAAACACTAGAAGCTCCAGATGCTGCTATAGTAACTGCTCCAGAAACTGCAGTCCCAGTTACATCAGATGACTGTAAAGTAGTGATGGTATTTTCAGAAGATACTGTAATGTTATTTCCAGACTGAGTAACAGTTGTAGCACCAGATTGAAGAATTGATACATCACCAGAAACAAAAGATCCAGAAATTCCTCCCTTCAATCTAGTTATCGTATCATTATCAGTAGAACTAATTGTAATTGTATTTCCAGATTGAGATACTGTTGTGGATCCTCCCTGAGCAATTGTTACCTGTCCAGTTACAAAGTTACCGCTAGCAGTTCCTCTAATTTCAGTTATAGTATTTGTATCAACATAAGATGAATTAATTGTAATCTCATCATTTACTCTAGAAAGAGTAACATTAGATCCAGCAGTTAAAGTAATATCATCTGTTACTACAGTTCCACTTCCACCAGAAGTTAATCTAATAATTTTTTGTGCTGATGTGCCACCATCAACCGCAGAAACAGAATATGTTGTGTTATTATCTGGAGTGACTACAGAAGATCCCAATTGAATAGGAACTCCATTAATTGTTATACTAGAATTTACTAAAGATGAATTAGAAATATTTGTGATGACACTAGTAATTCCAGATATCGAACAACTTTCAAAAATTTTATTTGTAATTGTTTGCGATTGAGTAAGATAAACATCTCCTGGTGTTCCCCAAAAAACGGTGTTTCCGTTACTGGTTAGATATTTACCACTACCTCCATCACCACTGACGACAATCCCATTGCCAGTGAAATCTATTCTGTCTCCAGATGCTATTTCTTCAATCTTTCTAGAAACAGCATTAACAATTAATGGAAAGCGGTCAGCCATTTATACTTACCAAAGGATACTAGTTCTCTGGTTTATTTATGCCTGTGAAAAAAGCGGACAATCGGATTCGAACCGACGACATCTAACTTGGAAGGATAGCGTTCTACCACTGAACTATGTCCGCGAGGTGGGGGATGTCAACCCCCCGTGCTAGGCTCGCCACCTAGTTTTTACTGAACTAGGAAACAGGCGGGAGAGAGTCCCATCCGCACCACCAATTTTTTTAGGAAATTGGAAACCTACTTCGGTTCGGAAACGAAGTTGTTAATGATATCTGCTTGTTTGAGAACTTCATTCAAAGTAGGAAATTCTGGAAATTCGAGATCCAGTTTTCCAGTCTTTTCATTCCACTCTCTAGCAGTATCATATTTAACGCAGAACTCATCGTTCAGCATATTATATGCTTGCTTGAAAATTTCAAAGCGAAGCTCGTAAGGTGTTTTGGACATAATTAATCTCCTGTGTGTATGTGTGTGTGGTATCGAGGGGGGTCCCGACCAGGGTTGTTTACGTGTCTCCATCACGGGCATTTACGGGGATGACTCCACCAGGATAAGTTTTAAGTCATTCCAGGACTAACTGAACTTGATAGTGTCAGGAGAATTGCCACCACCAATATTAGTGAAACTGATTACATTATCATATGGTTGTTCATCAAGACCACTCATCGTGTAGTTTACATATCCGTTATGAAGATATTCAGAGGTCAGTTTGAATTTATAATCGCTAGTATTATCAGTAGAACGAATAGGATAAGCATTTAAAATGCTCTTTACTTTACCAAGAGCATCAAACAATTCTGACAGTTGAGCATCTTGCTTTTCGGCAAGAGCATTAATCAGTGCTTGGCGAAGTGCTTCTTCAGCAGTTTCAATATGGGAACGAACAGTCATGGTAATCAATCAAATTTACGATAGGCACCCACTTCAGGGTCTGGATCTAACCACTTGGTATACTCAGGATCTTCCAAGCATACATCAAGTTGCATCTGGTTGTCAAGGAAATACATGTCAGTATAACGCTTGGTCCATTCATTAAACTTTTGAATACGGTAATCTGGTTTACCGTTGATCTCTAAAAGACCACACTGAACATAGCGATAAGGAGAACGTTCAAGAATTACAGTGGGTTTGGTCATGAAGCATCGTCGTGATCAAAGTAATTATCCCACATATCGTCGTCGTTGTCAAGGGGTTGTGCCACTTTAGAAACCGTCTTCAGATTAATTCCAGCTTCTTCAACTAAGGATGCTGGAATCATGGCAACAGCAGACCCATCTTCTCTACGAATGATGTATGTTTCACCATTTTCCACACGCTCCATAATTTCGTCAAAGTTTTTTTCCAGTTCTAGTTCTGTGATTTCGATTATTTCTTCAGACATTACAGCAGACATTGTTTTCTTGTAAGTAATTTATAGTTTCTCGACATCCACCAAGTCGGATGTCATCTAACATAATTTGTGGAAATGTAGATCCTTCACCAAATTCAGCATAGAATTCTTCTCTTGTGAAATCTTTATCTAGTTCATAAACAACGTGGGTAAAACCTTCATGTTCCATTACTGCTATGCATTTTTGACAGAATGGACAACCTTGTTTTGAATAGATGGTGAACGACATATGACACGTAAAAAATTATATAGTAAAGTCGGGGTGATAGGATTTGAACCTACGGCATCTCGCTCCCAAAGCGAGTGCTCTACCAAACTGAGCTACACCCCGATAAAAGGGAGGTTTCCCTCCCAGTATATATCAGAACCTAAAGGTCGTCTGGATCACACCACCATAGTTGTCCGAAGCATTCTTCAGACCTTGGTTGTTAGACACATAGAACACAGAAGGAGTGATGCTGATGTTGTCGCTAACCTTGTAACGATAGAAGGTTTCCCACATAATAGCTTTCTGACTATCAGCAAGAGAAGCAGCGTTGCCAGGAGCACCGATGGCGAAACCAGCAGCGTTACCCTTGGCGAATACATCGCTCCACTGAAGACCAGCAAACCAAGTCTGGGAGTTGGTAGCACCAGTAGGAGTGGTACGACCAGCAGCATTCAGGCTAACATCGTTCCAACCATAAGCACCAGAGATCGAAGGTACGATACCAGAAGTCTTAGGTTGCCAGTAAGCGTTGATGGCATAACTGTTAGAAGATTGACCAGCAGCAAGGTTACCAGAACCACCGTTGATAGCGTTGAAGGTACGAACACGGGTTCCTTCTGTACCATAACGATAACCGAAAGCAATACCGTACTGGGGAGCACGATAACCGATTTGTGCCAGAGTATTCAGAGCACCAGTCTCATCAAATTGACCCTTGGAACTATCCGAACCGTTCTGGGCAACATAGTTCAGACCAGCAACAATACCACCTTTCTTGCCAGGTTGAGCATACTGAATACCAAAACCAGAACCAGTTGCCTTGTTATAAACTCCAGGAGCGCCAGCAACTTGGAAGAAGTCCAGAATGTCGGACTTGTAAGCAGAAGGAGTCCATGCCATCTCTGTGTTACGAACCAGAGCACCAGCAGTCAGAGTCACGCCCTTAGAAAGTGCAGGGAAGCTGTAGTAGAGACGATCAAGTTGTACTTGATTGGAAGTACTCTCTGCTTTATCAAGTTTGAACAGCGAAGAAGAAGAACCGAAAGGTTGTGAAGAGAAGTTGCCAGAACGCAGACGAGTCTTCAACAGATCCTTACCAGTGAAGGAGGTGTCAAAGTTCAGGCGAACATCATAGTTGAAAGCGGTGTTACCAACGTTAGTATTGTTGGCAAGACGGGCACCTTCTACACCACCGAGAACGAAAGTTGCTTCACCACGCAGTTTGGTAGTAGTGGAAAACTGCTGTGCCTGAAGAGCAGCGGTTTGCTTCTCCAGTTTAGCAACACGACCACGAAGAACAGTCAGTTCATTCTGGAACTCATTCATCAGACGAGAGAGTTCATCGGTCACTTCAGTCACACGATCCAGACAAGCATTCAGAAGTGCTGCTGCCTCAAAACGGGTCATTGCCTTACCACCAAGGTAAGTTCCGTTTTCATAACCAGCAACGCAACCATAACGCTCAACAAGATTGCTAAGTGCCTGATAAGCCCAATCCGTAGGTTGGACATCAGAAAGTTGTTTGATGCTTGAGACTTGTTCTGAGGAAGTGTATTGATTGACTGCTGCCATATTGAGATCTGCGGCATTCGCAGCAACAGGAGCAACCATTCCCAGAGCAACAGGTGCGAGCATCAGTTGTTTGAGTTTCATAAATGTTTTTGTTCTATAGTACATAACGAGTTACCGTACAATTAATTGAGGTACGGTCACGTCTGGCAGATTTTAACACTCTCTTTAGATTATGTCAACTAAGAGAAGGTTAACGGAAGGGGTGGGATTCGAACCCACGGATGCTCTCACATCGCTAGTTTTCAAGACTAGAGCCATCAACCACTCGACCACCCTTCCATATATTCAAATTGTTCTTGAAGATTATAGAACAACTTATGGTGTTCTGTCAAGACATAGTAACCAGTCAATTCTGAACCATTATCTGTCCACCCATACCCTATAACTTTTTCGTTCACACGATCATGTTTTTTGTTCGTATGTAGATAGTGATTGTAGCGTTGGTGAAGATTGATCATTAACGGACCTCGTAATCAAGTTTTCGGACTTTGCGTTGGCGGCGCTCCTCTTGATATTTTAGGTCAGCATTTGACAACATTGGTTGTTTCTTAACATTCTTTTCAGAATTCAGCAACACAACTTCAGACAAGTCTAATGCCGAAATTTTATCACCAGTTATGGATGTCATATTTGGACATCCACATGATCTAGTCTTGACTGGGTGAGCCTCTAGCTCCTTGCCACAAAGGCGGCATCTTACAGATAACATTGTTTTTCATTTAACCTCTAGAAGTTAATGGGAAATGTCGGATTCGAACCAACGACTTACTGCTTGTAAGGCAGCCACTCTACCGCTGAGTTAATCTCCCGATGTCGGTGAGAGGACTTGAACCTCCACGAACTAGTCACTGGAACCTAAACCCAGCGCGTCTACCAATTCCGCCACACCGACGAGGCGCTTCAGGTTGGATTCGAACCAACGGCTAACCGCTTAGAAGGCGGATACTCTTGTCCACTGAGTTACTGAAGCATGTATGTGGATATTATACTACTGCTTTAGGCAGTCGTCAAGCCATGGAGCACAAAGTCTCATTTCACCACCTAATGATTTACAATCATCAGTATAGCACACCGTAGTGTCTATTGGTTTCTCGGAATATCTTGGAGGTAAGATCTCCACAGGTTTCCATCCTGTCTCTTTCTTAAATTTTTCTATAGCATCACCAACTGCTTTTTCGGCACGGCAAGCACGGATCTCTTCAATTTCAAGTTTTACATCTTCAAGTATATCAATATTTAGTGGTCTTGTCAATTGATCTACAGCACACCACGCTTTTTCTTTTGGCAGATTTGTGAATGCTGCTATTCCAGATACAACAAAAAGAAGCACTCCAGATATTATCATCATATCTTTCATGCTAGTTTTTTTCTTTCCGATTTGGAAATTAAACTGAGGCATGGGGGGGGGGGGGGTGTGACAGCACCCCCCTATTTATTCAGTTTGTCAAACTTCTACCGTGATCAGTCTGGAAGCATAATCATGGGCATATGATGTACGAGCACCATGAATGCCCCAGCCAATCCAACTATACGCATAGTCCATGTAACGATTGATAGATTTACCAGGAGTTTTCATCCTGTTTTCAATTCGTTTCCATTGAACCTCAGTCGTTAGATAACGAAGTTGCGTAGGAAGTGTTGATGGAGAACCACCATACCTCTTAGCAAAATCACCCAATCCATGATAACGATCGGCAGATGTCCATTGGATCAGACCATAACCACCTAAACGGCAGCCATGATAACTGGTCCTGCTACCACCTTCGCAAATATTAGGCACGAATGTAGATTCTTGTCTAATATTACCTAGAATAGTAGCAAGGGCGTTTCTGTCTTTAATTCCAGCGTCCTGGAAATAATTGAGAGCAATGTTCTCGTTGTCAGAACACCCCTTACAAATTAGCCTTTTCTCTTTTGGTTTTTCGGGAGCAACCGCTTTGGTCGCTGTCTTTGTTTCAAACTCCTTGATAATAGCAAATGGGGGAGGACCCTGAACAGGAGGAGGTGGAAACACGGGCAGTGTTGCCGAGGTGGTTGTAACCGTTGCCAAAAGGGGCAGGGCTACAAGTGTAAAAGTGTTTGGCATTAATAGTTATTGAACTCTACATCCCAATAGAGAAAGCGCACTTCCCCTTTCTCAAGGGGCAATCTCCTGGGCACAAATTGTCACATCACCTTCTCATAATGTGAGACCCACCTTTTTAGGGGTGGGTCTTCATGATATCACTTATTTAGCTGGGTGTCAACCCTTCTTCCAAGCATCACCTTCTGCTTTTCTTCTACGAGCAAGTCCTGCTTCTACATTAGATCCAGGATTTCTGTAGAGATAGAGAGCATCGGGCACTAGGTCCCACTCTTTATTCTTCAGGCGTTTAGTAATAGTATTAAAGTTATCGCCACCGTAGAAACCAGCGCCGAGATTATAAGCAAAGCTGAGCAGAGCGCCTCTTTTTCCATCTGACATTTCATTCCAATGTGGGATCTTACGAAGGGCAGGAAGAAACTGGTTCTTACACTGACTGATTAGCAGATCATCTGCTTCTTGTTGAGTGATTTGATCACCAAGTTTGAATGCTGAACCATCCTTCTTACGGGTAGATCCCCAACCAATAGTGATTGGCAGACCACCAGTTAGAGGATCTGGATATGCCTTGAGATGGCATCCTTCAAACTCTTTGATTAACTTAATGCCCATCATAGGCATGTCATCGCCGCCCGCTACTGGAGCAGAAGCAGCTGGAGCAGCAGGGGCTGATCCAGCACTAGTCTTTTTTCCTCTGTAAATTTCCGCCCAATCTACATTGTCCTCAAGGAACTTGACTGGGAGGTTATCTTCCAACCACTGAACTGCTTTCACATGGTTGGGGTTCTTCTCATCATAGAATTTGAAGAAATTGTGTAAATCTACTCTTGCCATTGTTGTTCTCCTTTATTATCAGTCAAAAATACGACCCCAACCATCGTTGCCACCTGGGCACCAGCGATGCTTGAGAACTGCTTTGGTGTAAATGGTCTTCTTACCATTTGTTACTGGACCAGTATAGTTATCGTTGAGAGAACCATATGGATCATTAACATAATATCCCTTGCCATCTGGTGTCTTACCAATCACTACACACATGTGCCCACCAGTAGGAGCAGATAAAGAACCCCTGTGGAGAATACCAATAACAACGGGTTTGCCTCTATCAAGGCTCTTATCAATGTCAGCAAAAGAAAGATTATAGCTAAAGTGTGACTTAATACCATAACCTGCGAGAACTTTCGTCTGTACGGCATGGTCAGTTGTGTCACCAATAGCAAACACTTTCTTGACATATTCATCATCGCCCTTGATACTGCCTGGCTTGAGGAAAGCAAGACACATAGCGCACGATGAACTGTTACAAGTTCTATGTGCATCTCTGTAGTTATCTACTTGGTTAAAGTATGGAACATCGAGTACTGCTGGAGTGGGTGGTTTTGTTCTAAAAATACCAATCCAATCAGTCTCTGCGTCATCCATGAACTGTTCTGGTAGGTTATCTTCTAACCACTGAACTGCTGCCACATGGTTTGAATTACCATCATCATAATACTTGAAAAAGTTATGAAGATCTAACGTCATTTTCTGTCTCCGAATAAACTAATGAAATACTCTGCGTCTATAACTGCCAATGGTTTTTTACCATTCTTTTTAATAACAACGAGAGGTTCATAGTCACCGCAGTTGGCCGATGCCTGCTCATAGGCATCCCAGATATTTAGCTTCTCCACATTTTTACACTCAATACTATGTGGAAATTTTGATCTGGCAGCACGAGCCATGATGAGATCCTCACCACCAGCACCCATAGATCTACTTTCAATATCTTCTGGATGAACTTCAAGCATCTCAATCAGTTTTTCTCTGACCCACTGTTGGAGACGACGACCTTTTGCTTTTGCTGACTGTACCTTCATAATAAAAAACCTCCATCACGGAGGTATTTATCTATTCAGTTGTACCAGGGGTCTGGAATTTTCGCTTGAGGGCGGCGAGTATCCACGCTTGAGATAGACTCTTCGGACCCTCCTTTAGAAGTTTCTCCAGTTTTTCTATCTCTCTTTTTCTCACAGTTTAAAACCAGCGAAAGTATCTTTCTTAACATCTTGTTTAATGCTCCCAATTAAATAACTCTCAACCTCCGTCTCTTGAGGAGCAACTTGCATTCCCTTAGAAGACAACCAATGTTCTGTCCATGGCAGAGGATTGTTTGTAATAGGAGTATCAAAGATTGCCTTGAGACCAATAGACTTGAGACGACGATTAGCAGTCCATTCAACATACTTAGCAAGTAGTTTATCATTTAGACCGATGATAGATCCATCCTTGAACAGATATTCTGCCCAGAGTTTCTCTTCATCAACACAATCACGGAACATCTGATAGACGTTCTCTTCTTCTTCCTTGGCAATTTCCACCATGTCAGGATCATCACCCTCCTTCCATTTGTTTAGAATGTTCTGAGTGATTGTCATGTGTTGGCTTTCGTCTCTTGCGATAAGTCCGATGATTTTGGCACTTCCTTCCAAGAGTTTAAGTTCACCAAAAGCGAAAGAGCAGGCAAACGATACGTAGAACCGAATTCCTTCGAGGATATATACGTTAGCAACCGCTCGATATAGTTTTCTTTTGAGGTCATACAATGTTTCTTTTGCTGCTGGTGTTCCTTCCAATTCATGCCGCCACTGGTTTCCTGCTCCCCATTCTGTTGCTGCTTGGAGGAATTCATCATATGAACGAGTTACAGAACGAGCACGTTGAAGGATCTTGTCATCCTCAAGGATTGTATCAAACACCTCAGACGGATCAGCATACACATTTTTTATAATATGTGTATAAGAACGACTATGGACCATCTCCATAGTCTGCCAGATATTCATAGCACCTTCTAGTTCAGGAAGGGAACAGTATGGCATGAAAGCCATACCAGGACCACGACCCTGAACACTATCGAGAAGGATTTGATACTTCAGATTAGAAGTAAAGATGTGCTTTTGTGCTGCGTTTAGAGTTTGATAATCAGCACGATCTTTCTGAAGGGAGACCTCTTCAGGTCTCCAAAAGTATCCAAGTTGTTGCTGTGTCAGTTTATCAAACACAGGATACTTAAACTTATCGTAACGTTGGACCCCAAGAGGGGGTCCAAAGAACATTTTTTGTTTAGTATTATCTACTTTGTTAGTATTGAATACTGTCATTCCTTCTACGTTCATGTGATTATCGTTAGTTCTAAATCTTACAACTGTCACAGTCTTCTTCCTCCGTGCTGAAAATATCGTTGAGTAAATCTTCTATGCTTTTCTTTTGTTCTTGAGTAATTGGTTCGTCTTGTTTGATATCGTATGTATTCTGATAGTAAGATGTCTTCCATCCGTACTTGTAAGTATTGAGGAAGTCTTGAGCCATCACCGACACAGGAACTTCATTATCGGCATAATTTTCTGGATTATACGACCAGTTTCCAGATATCGCTTGATCAAAGAACTTTTGCATAACAGCAACAATATTGATATAACCAGTATTGTCAGGCATATCCCAAAGAAGCGTATAGTTGTTCTTAAGAGTTTGATACTGGGGAACAACTTGCTTGAGAGGACCCTTCTTCGACTTCTTAACGGACAAGTAATCTCTAGGGGGTTCAATTCCGTTGGTTGCGTTTGACACAACGGAACTGCTTTCCGATGGCATTTGTGCGGACAACGTTGAATGTCGTAGTCCAAATGTTTGTATCTCGGAACGTAGAGTTTCCCAATCATATTTCAACGTGGGGTCGCAGAGTTCATCAACATCTCGCTTGTAGGTATCAATTGGCAAGATGCCTTGAGAATACTTGGTTCGATTGAAGTATCCACAGGCGCCCTTCTCCTTAGCGATTGCGTTGGAAGACTTGAGGAGATAGTACTGGAAAGCTTCAGTAAGGTCATGGACGAGTTGCCAGGCTCGTGGATCATCATAGTGTTCTCCTTGCTTTGCGAGATAATGTGCTAGACCGATATAACCGATACCCAAAGAACGACGATTGAGAGTTGAAAGTCTTGCTGCCTTTACTGGATATTGCTGATAATCAATCAGTTCTTCCAATCCACGAACAGCAAGATCACAAAGTTCTTCAAGGTCATCCAGTTTATGTATCTTACCCACGTTGATAGCAGAAAGAATACACAGGGCAATCTCACCTTCACCATCAATATGTTGGATAGGGTCTGTAGGAAGTGTGATCTCCTGACAGAGGTTTGACATATTTACTTTGTCAAGGAAGGAAGAGTGAGAGTTACAATGATCAATATTCATGATATAAACACGACCAGTCTCTGCTCGCTCCTTCAGGAGGTCCAGAATGAGTTCTTGAGCTCCAATAGTTTTTCGTGGAACAGTTGTATCTCGTTCGTAATCCACATACAAATCGTCAAATCTATCAGTCCCAAAAGCATCATACAGACCAGGAACGTCGTGTGGTGAGAAGAGTGAGATTTCTGCGTCTTGGATGAAACGTTCATAGAACAGTTTGCTAATTTGAATAGAGTAGTCTAACTTACGAACACGGTTATCTTCAGTTCCTTTATTATTCTTTAGTACTAGGATATCTTCTATTTCTCTGTGCCAGATTGGGAAATGTACTGTCGCGGATCCACCTCGTATGCCATTTTGCGTACAACATCTGACAGTCGCTTCAAACTTTTTGAGAAACGGTATAACGCCAGTATGCGTAACTTCTCCCCCTCTGATTTTACTGTTGATGCCACGGATGCGACCTGCGTTGATGCCGATACCCGCCCTCTGTGAGACATATCTGCCAATAGCCATATCAGAGCTAAAGATACTATCGAGGGTGTCATCAACATCAACAAGAACACAACTAGCAAATTGTCTAAGTGGTGTTCGCACTCCTGCCATGATTGGCGTTGGGATGTTGATTTTGTGCTTTGAGATTGCGTTGTAGTATCTCCTGACATATTCTAGACGATCCTTTGTATAGTTTTGGAACAAGGTCGCAGCAATCATCATGTACATGTATTGTGGGGTTTCATAAACCGCACCTGTGCTCCTATCTTGTACTAGGTACTTATCAACGATCTGACGAAGACCAGCATAAGTGAATAGAAAATCACGGTCATGATCAATAAAGCTGTCAATCTTGTCCCACTCTTCCTTAGTATATTTACCAAGAACTTCTTTGTCATAGACACCGTTCGTGGCACACTTAAAAGCATGGTCCAGAACAGTAGGATGCCCATTCACCCAATCAGATCCAAACACCTGCTTGCGAAGTCCGAACAGCAGCAGGCGAGCAGCAACGAATTGATAGTTGGGGTTCTCCAGGCTGATAAGGTCGCTCGCAGAGCGCACCAGGATCTCCTGGATGTCCTTCGTCTCGATCCCGTCAAAGAACTGGAGACCCGAGTTCATCTCCACCTGAGAGGCGCTCACACCGCTCCCTAGACCCTCGCAAGCCTCCTCCACCATCTTGTGGATCTTATCGAGGTTGAGGGGTTCCACAGACCCGCTGCGCTTGCGAACTTTGATACCATGTCCGTTTGTCATACTTTCTTCCAATCGTTAAATTTAAGTTTTGCTTCTAAACCACTGTAGACATTACATTCTACCAGACTTTGAACATCATGTCCAGCAAGGAACATGTCGTTAATATCTTTCTCTTTGATTTTACTTGGCCACAATACTACCTTGTCTCCTCGGTCAATGACTTTGGAGATCCTGGCGACGATCTCTCTGTTACGTGGTTCATTATCAAAAATCCAAATATAATTGCTCCAACCAAACGTCCTAATATCAGCATCGGACCCAGCCATAGCAACAGAGTTTTTAATGAACGTCGCATCAAATGGTCCCTCTACAATATAAACTGGTTCGGTTGTATTAATTCTGTCTAATCCAAAGATCTTGGGTTGTTCCTCGTCCAGCATGATCGTAATGTATCTAATCTTTGCCTTTGGGGCTAGCGATCTGCCTTGGTATCCGAAAAGGTTGCCTTCTTTGTCTTTGAATGGAATGATAATCCTGGGACTATCTTGTTTAAGATTATCAAAGATTTTCTTTTGGTTGTTTGTCCATTCTTTGAACTTTGGACAGTAATAAAAGTAATCTAGATCTTTGATGCCTCGTTGCTCAAGATATTCTCTCGCTGGGTGAGAAATATTTAGGTCTGATACTTTTTTAAGACCAATGGAATTTTCAGGTTTGCTGAAAAACTTTGGTTCCTGAAAATTGAAGACTGGGTTTGGAACTGTAGTCCCTTTGCCAGTTTTACCATCTTTAAATTTCTCCATGACATATTGATCATGAAGGAAAGTATCTTGGTCCTTGATGAAGTTCGCCAGGGTTCTACCCATGCCACAGTTGTGACACTTAAACACAAAGTCATTCTTTACCTTGAAGAGATATCCTCGTGCTTTGTTCCTACGCTTCTGACTATCTCCACAATATGGGCACCTGAAGTTATACAGGTCTGCCTTCTTGCGGGCAAAGAGAACTAGGCGCGAAGACACTAGTTGGATATATTTTACATCAATAAAAGAACTCACTTAGTTTGTGCTGGCGTACCTCCACCTATGGTAGCACCGTTGTTCCCGACTGTCAAGATGTTTCCGAAGAACGTGGCAGAACCAATAATAAAGACTGCTGCGGTGCCAATACCAACAGAGATCCACCTAAACGTGGCAAGATCATTTACTCTGTTTTCTACTTTCTCAATACGATCTTTGATATCTCTGATTAGTTCCATGATCGCATTATCATTTCGGTCATTCTGTTCTAGTCTATTCTCATGACGCTCTAGGATAAGAGCAACGTTCTGGTTGCTCTCACTAATTTTATCTACTGCTCTTTCAAGTTTGTCAAGCATCTCTTTGGAGAGATCTTCATATATTTGAAATTTTGCTTCTAATATTTCTAGATCTCTGCCAAATCCGAACATGACTTCCTCTATCAGACGTTACGAACTGCGAAGTTCAGTGCTGCCTGATAAGATGACGCATCTTTGTTTAGCAGATACTGGAACTGTTGCTTGTGCTCATCATCAAGTTGAGCATAACAAGCAGCGATGCGCTTTGCTGAGAAATTGTCTAGGTTCTGAACACCGCCGTCAGCAAATTGGATCTTTGCGAATGATGCTTCGCCGCTTGGGTTGAGTTCAGAAGTTGCTACATCGAGAGCAACTTGGATTACATCTTGTCCTTCCATCATAACATTACCTTCAAATTCAACTGAGTTTTTTTGAACTTTTTTCTGCTGCTCTGATGCCTTCTTTTTGAAGTCAGAGAGACGAGCTTTCATGAGAGTGTCCATCTCTCTTGTCTTGTTCATCATCTTCTCTTTCGCTTCCTTGCGCTTCTTCTGAAGATCTTTTGAGCGATTGAGTTTTTTCTGTTGCTGGATTTGCTTCTGCGCCCTTTCAGTATCGGACACAAGCGCCTCATCAATTTGTGTTTCTAATTCTTCTTTCATTTTTCTGCGTTGGATACGATTGAAAAGAGCACGAGCACCTTTGGTGCGACCATCTACTTTCTCAGATTTTTTATACTTACGATTTTGTCTTGGATTTACCATAACAAAAGCGGGTGGTAGTGCTAGACCTTCACCAGATCCAGCAACATTCATCATTTCATTCATATTAGGTTCAGACTTTTCAGACATTCCTGGTCAAAATCCTTAGTAAGAGAAGATGGTAATCTATTTAGAAACAACATGAATGCCTTGATTTGAGGCCAGTAAGTTGCTTCAGTTTTATAAAAAAGCAGCGGTGTTGCTGCGTCATCAAACACATTATAAAGTACAATCACATGATTTAGAATGAGATGGGTTTTCAATTCACCCGTCGTTTCGTATCTCTTGAGTAATCTTTTAATATATTTGAAGCGTTTTAAGTCTTCTTCAAAATCACTATAAGTTACTGACGACGGGTTGTTGTAGTTTTGAATGGCAAAGAATAACCAATTCTCATGGTTCAATTCACTAATGTTCATTTAGATCATGCCGCAGTTACTGTTAGTGTTGCTGCGTCAGAGATAACTTCTTCGGCACCAGCAGATGATGTAAGTTTGACACGATACTCATAACCATTAGCTGCTGTGGTAAGTCCAGTGAGAGCGAGTGAAGAACTCGTAGCACCAGAAACATTTGTCCAGCGAGCGGTGCTGCTTGTCTTACGCTGCCATTGGTAAGTAAGAGAACCAGTTGAAGCAGCAGCAGTAACCGAGAATGTAGCAGCAGCAGTAGCAACAGTAGCAACTGTAATTGTAAGATCGTTGGTTGTATCAACACCACCCAGAGCACTACCAAGAATAGTGATAGTTTCAGAAGCAGCATAACCAGAACCAGCGGCGGTTACTGTTACAGTGTAAACTCCACCAGCTCTTGCTACAGTAAATGTAGCGTTAGTTCCAGAACCAGAAGCCGTACCAGTTACTCCCGTGTATGAAGCTGTACCAGATGCTGCTGTTCCTGCGCGAGTAACAGTAAGAATTCCACCAGCAGGTGTTTGTGTTGACTGGTTAGCAGGTTGTACCGAGATAGTGATAGCAGATGCTACGTCAGCAGCAACAACGTCATCAAGGTCAGCAGTATTAACAGGAGCATCTTTGAATGCTACTAGGTGCTGTGCTTTGTGGCGGGTCTTACCATCAGAATCAACATAAGTCATATACTCCCACCAACCAGGAGCAGTTAAACCACGCTCTCTGTTTTCAGCAAGGGTTGCTTCTACGTCATCAATATAAACAGTTCTGCGAGCAGCAGTAGCATAACCCTGAGCACCAGCAACTGTGCTGTCACCATCAACAATCAGGGTATTATCCCAGTCATACTTATCAACAGAGTTCTTCTCTGTGGTGTTTAGGACTGTCAAGCTTTGTGCGTTTGTTTCAGCGCGACTATACAGGGTCATGGATACACTCCAAATATTTACCGATTTCTAAAATTTATTTATAAAAAAGGGAGACCCTATTTATGGTCTCCCTTACGCAATAGAATTTTTAAGAAATTTGTAATTAAATCTAGCAATCCATTTTCCTCAAATCTTTTTGTTTTTGCCAACCACTCAGAAGCAGTTAGCAGAAGACCTAGGACTATGGTTACACCCCAGTTAGTTACTAAGCAGGTAATCATGCCTGTGGTTTAAAAAGTTTATCTTTAACTAATTCATAAACTACATCATCAATACTGTTGTCCGTTGATTTTACATACTTACCAAGAAGTTCAAGAACAAGGTTCTTTACTGCTGGATGTGTAGCAATCTGAAGAAGAATTGGTTTTACAACCGCTACTACTGCGCCCATGGTTCTACTCTGAATGGAACAGAGCTATTTATCAACCCTTACTCTTCATGTAATCGTTTGCCGTCTGGATGTAATCCGCCGCAAGGGTTATCTTGGATTGTACCCACTCTGGTAGATTGTCAGCAGGTTGTAGCATATCATGAAGTTCTTGAGCATTTCTAGCAATACCTTTTAGTTGGGTCTTTGCCATATCTCCTTCATAATCATACTCACCCTTATCATAGTTTTCTCTTTTGATATCTGGGTGAGGAGCATAGAGTGGTCCAGGATAGTTACCAGCAAAGTTTTCGTTGGTAACTTTTGTGGTCATACCCTTGACACCATCCTTAACAGTTGGCATCACTTCAACAGTTGCTTTCTTCTTACCTTTACGTTCTTTCTTTTCGCAACCGCACTCTTCGCAGAACTGTCTAAAGGATTTCATGACTTTTTCTTCATCGCCATGATTTTGCTGATCTTCTTACGACGAGCATGTAGGTACTTATCTGACTTATCCTTATCACCGTCGTTATCAATATCTCCATCTTCCTTGCCGACAGGATCCATCTTCTCAGAAAGTTCAACTTCTTCCTTCTTCATCTTGTTCTTATGCTTCCAAGCAGTAGCATAAGCAATTGACTTTTCTTTATCGGTTAGCTCACCATCTTTAGAATATGATTTCTTGATGTGCTTGACCATACGCTCCGACTTAGCACCAGGAGGGGCAACCTCAGCAAGGTCTTCCTCACCTTCATACTCAAGACCAGCCTTGACGCAGTTATTGACTTCCTTATCACCCTTTACCTTAGTACCTTGCTTCTTATATCCTTTCCAGCAAGTTTTGAAACCGTTGTCATCTTTGCCATCCATCTTGACTTTCTCAAGAACATAGATGACACCATCAATTTCGTACTCTTCAGTTTCTAGAACCTCATACTCTTCCTTGGTTGCCAACTGTGCCTTTGGACTTTCTTTCTTGGCAGTCTTTTTCTTGGTGGTAGTGTGCTCAATCTCTGCGCCGTGTGATTGAGGATCCATACCATCAAATGCTTCAACAAGGTGAAGATCTACTGGTTGAGTATTCTGGAAGCAATCACCTCCCATCCACCTGCCGTATGCTTCCATCAAATTAGATGAAAACTCGTCGCTGTTTTGAATTGAATTAATTGGTTTCTGGTACTTCATCTTTATGGTAAAGTTCTTCTCGTATTATTTATAGTCCTGATATTCTTGATCCACTCTCGGAACATCTCACCATCTTCTGTAATGATGATGGCATAGTTTCCACCAACACGATGAATGGTTCCTTTCTCACCGTTGCGTGAAGACATTACAGTATCACCTTCTTTGAAAACTTCCTGCTGTCTTTGCTGTTGACGCAGGGCTTCTTCACGTAGTTTCTTAAAGTCTTTCATTTAAATGTTTTTGGTAACCTACTCTTGATTTCGTTCATCAAATTCATACATTCTTTATCGTTCAAAGCTCTAGGAATACCAGAACGAAATGTTTTGAAGTCGCCAGCAAATGCTGCTCTCCTCATTTTTGTCCCTGAGATGGCGAATGTATCACCGTCAGCATCTCTACTTCCAGAAGATTGGATCTCAATGTTTCTGAAAGAAAAGTCTTTTCCGTTGTATTTATGGAGGAATTGCATGGCGCTGACCCGATCAGACCCCACAAGAAATACCACTTCATCATATCCTGCTAGCATTAGGTCTTGTAAAATTTCGACTGGTTGTTTAGGACCAGAATGTATTTTACCTTTATGTTCTGGAAACATCTTGTTCATGTAACTAAGCTTCACATCTGGTGGCAAAGGATTAGTGCCTTTCGTATCTACAGTTTGTGAGATGTAGATGCGATAGTCATGCTGGCCAGCTGCTTGCTTTACACCATCAAAGTTTTCTTTGTGTCCAGTCGTTGGTGGTTGGAACCTACCAAACGTAAAGTAGCAAGTCTTTCCTATCGCCATTGCTTTTGTAGAGTGAAGTTGTTGTAAGCAAACTCCAGACGATTGACAAACTTAATCATACTACCGTCTTTATGAAGAACATATCCTTCAGGAGTTGTGACCTTATATCCTTTCTCGGTCTGAACAAAAGTTCTAAACTCTTCAAGATGGTCTAACTTATCTATAACCATTTGTTTGACTGCTTGTAGTTCTTTGTATAGAGCAATCATGGTCTTGAATTTATAAACATTATCAAGAAGATAGTTCTCACTCTTGTAAACAAGATTACGTTTCTTTGTCAAGTTATCAACTGTCTTGATCTTGGCAAGTTCTTTACTCATCTTATCATGATAGAAATTTACTAACTCGTTGATAGTCTCATCAATGTTACTGATACTACGAGCATTCTTGATCTCACTGTTGAAGAACTGTTTTAGATAAGAAGAGATGTGAAACTTAGCATCTCCTGTAGTTCCAAAGTTACTAACAAGATCGTCCAAGAAGTCTCCACATAACTGAGACATACGTTCAATCTTAGCAACATACCTATCAAACCGCGCCATTTCTGACCTAGAAAACCCCACTCTATTCATTGGAGTATCATTGGCAATCACCGCTACTTCAGGAACTTTGTTGAACGTATTGATAGGAGCACCAGCTCGTGCTTGCATTTCTGCGAGCGAATCTCCAGTGTAGTGAGTATGAAATACTACACCAATTTTTGCTCTACCAACTTCTTTACCAATATCGTGGTCAGTAGGGATGCCATAAGTAATAGTGTTTGGTCTAAATGTATAGAGTTGTTCTCCATCTACCGTCTCCGTGTGCCTAGTAGAATCCGTAAAAAGTAAGTCACCTTGGATGACACCTTTAATGCCCAACTTACTGAAATAACGTAAAGAGTATTTCAGTTTCTCTGCGAGATCACCTTCATAATAAGAATCAACTGCTTTTTCTGTAGCGCACAGTTTTGGTTCAGTTTTATTAAATACTGATTTAGTACCAACAAAAAATACTCCAGATAAAGGATCCACACCACACACAACAGAAGGAGCTCCATCCCATTTGGTCTGCATAAACCCAGTGCTCTCTTGCTGTCCTAACATCTTTCTCAATTCCTTAAGGAAAGATACAGCTGCCTCACAACCCTCAACCCCATAGTTGAGCATCTCGTCTTCAAGGTGTTCTAAGTGCTTGAGTTGCTTGATGTTTGCCATCTATCTATAATACACAATTTTGGTTGGTTAGGAGGAAGCACAGGACAGTTCCAAAACTGTCCATCAGTCCATAAGTTTTACATGAACTGATGATTTGTCAGTTTGAGATCCAGCATAGCAATATAGTGCTTTCATAATTTCATCTGCTTTTCCAGAAGTTAAAATACAATCCAATAACCGAAGACCCATCAATTTACTATATCTGTAAGATTGAGTTTGATTAGCAACTTCAGCTCTTGCTTGTACATCTCCAGGATATCCTGTTTTTGTATTTGTGCCACAATATTTACCAAGTAATTCAACTAGTTCATCATTAATACGATCCTTCTTGGATTTATTTGTTGGTTTACAATCAGCCCAAAATGTTCTATTGTTCCAACCAGTTGTAATACCAGTATAAGATACATCGAGAGATTTTAAAATTTCAACAATACTTCCACCACCACAACGACCCTGCGCCGCAGATGCTCCTTTCTTTTCTATCTGCCAAGAAGGAGATGATGCCCCACCAAAATTTCTTGATTGAAATCTATCTGCGTCTCCGCCACCTTTTTTCCAATAAAGATAGACATCCATCGGGAAAGCATCTTCACCACCAACTAATCTAGTATCTTTGAACTTTACCCAATATTGTCCCCACTTAACATCCTCCAGTTCTTTCATCTTATCATTTGGATCATAGTTCAAAACTTTTAGTTTTGCTGGCCCTTTTATTTTTTTCAGAGAAACACCAATTAGTTCTCTTTGTTCATATTTTTCTTTTATAAATTCGTTTATTGTGTCAACAGTTTTATGCTTATCCAAATCACTGGGATTGAATGTAGATGATACCATCCAGATATCTGCTGGATTCCATTTATCTTCGGAAGAAAAGATTACCCTAACATTGGGATCTTTCATCATGCTTCTTCTAGCCCGTTGATATGCTTTTTTAATTTCTTTATCGTCTGGTCCACCACCTCTACAAAAAATATAATTCTTACCAGAATTATGAAAGGTTTGCCACAATTTGTTTGCTCCTCTGATGGAAGATATTTGCCATTCTCTTGATAATTCATCTGGGAGCAATTGCTCAAAAGGCACATCAACATCAATTGTTCTTGATGCTTTCTCAAAATCACTCAAAGAAATGGGATGATCTTCATCTATTTCTCCTCTGTATACATTGAAAGCAAGGGCAGCATAAAGACATTGTGCCGCTTCATTTCTTGCTGTTTCAGCAGCTCCTCCTCCTGATCCACCACCTTCTGGTTTAATATCAATTCTTAAAGTTTTACTGCCAACAGCAATATCTAATTGGTTGCCAGTTCCTTTGGTATCAACAGCACTATAACCCTTACTAGCAACATTTTGCGCGATCATAGATGCTGCTTTTGTTCTCTTTGCTCTCGGAACAATTACTTTAAGAGCAAAGAAAATTTTTGATCTGCCTGTAGGGTCGGCAATTTTTGTTACGTCAAAATTATAGAAAGAGAAATTTTCATCTCCCAAAGTATCCATAATATCACGAATTGCTTTTTTATATTCAGCACCAAATCCAGATAAATCTAATTGTTTAGTCATAAGAAAAAACCTCCCTGCTAGTATTTAGAGGGAGGTTGATAATCAGAGGTCACCCTCTTCTCGGTTTTCACTATAGTAGATATCAAACTGACCACCAGGATATCGCTTTTCAAGCTTCTTAACATTTCGTTCGAGCACCTCTTCAAAAGAAACTCCAAGTGCTTGAGTTGCTTGAGCAACATACCACAGGAGATCACCAAGTTCAATAATCATATGCTCTCGGTTATCTTCGTTGAAAGGTTTGCCCTGGAAAATCATTTTCTTAATGATCTCAAGAAACTCACCACCTTCAGCATTAATACCGACGCCAGCAGTAAGCAGTCGTTCAATATTGGCACCCTTACGATCCAGCTCAACGAGACGATCAGAAAGGGCAACAAAGTCTGTAGAAGCGTCTGAAGTAACAGCATCCACAAACTTTTCATAACGGGCAAAATCAATAGTCATACATTCCACTCAGCAAATTTAGATAAACGGTTTTGGGTTTGGGCAAATTGGGCGAACTCTTCGCCAGGGTCTTCACTATCAATGCTGATAGCGGAAGCATCGTCTGCTACATCATACAGCTTCATCTTCGCTCTGTCAATTCCCACCATGAATTTTCTAGAGGCAGTTGGGTCGTTGTATCGGTTTTTAAGTTGTTTGACCATGAGGCGACCTTGTTGTTCAAGCTCCTCAGTAGAGATAAGGGCAAACATAAAGTCAGCAGTGGCAGGAAGACCAAAAGACTCAGAAGTATCGGTAAGGTCAGGGTCACTATTACCGTAACCACTACGAGTAGTTTGAGTAGCAGAGACAATTGGTACATTATGTTCCACAGCAAGACCGCGCAGCTCTTCAGCAATCGCTTTGACATACGTGTAAGAATTAACAATCGCACCCTTATACCTCGCGCTCGCACAAATGTTTAGATAATCCACAAAGATTATATCAGGTTTGAAATCTTTTTTCAAGGAAAGATCTGAGAGTAATGCCTTGAAGTGTCCGACGTGAGCAGACGCTGTTGGGTACTCTTTGATGATAAGTTTGCCTCTAGTTTTTCTAGCGATCTCTTGTACCTTAGAAGTAAAGAGAACTTCAGGCAGTTCAGCAATATCTTTGACATTTACATTCAATAGGTTTGCGTCAATTCGCTCAGCAATTTTCTCCTCTGCCATTTCACATGTAATGTAGAGAACGTTGTAGTTCTGAGTGAGGGCGGCAGCAGCCACATGGCACATGAATAGAGACTTCCCGACGCCCGTACCAGCAAGAGCGATGTTGAGAGTTTTGTTAGGGAGACCACCTTTCGTAATGAAGTTAAATTTATCAAGGTCAAACGGGATCTTTTCTTCTTTGCGGTGGTAGAAATCATAGCGGTCTTCTGCTTGTTCAATATAGTCGTGTCCTATGTGTTCGTCAAACGATACTGCCAGGGCCTCTTGTAAGATACTGGGGATCGCATCCTTTGATAGTTTTTTATCACCTCCATCTGCGATCTTGATGGACCGCATGAGAGCGAGATAGATTGCTCTGTCTTGACACCACTTTTCTGTGGCATCGAGGAGCCAGTTGAAATCAACCCACTCGTCTCCAAGGGACTTGAGGGTAGATAACGAACTCTGGAATGTGTCTTCTGTAAGATCGTTTCTAGATTGGAGGTTGATTGAGAGAACTTCTTGAGTAGGTACTTTGTCATACTTACTGGCGAAGTCAGCAACCTCTTCAAATAAGATGCGTTCATGATATTCGTTGAAATAATCTGCTTTTAGAAAGGGAACTACCTTGCGGTAATACTCCTCGTTGAAGAGAAGATTACGCAAGATAGTTTCTTCGATACGTTCAATTGCCATAGGAGAATTCTTTACGTGCTGCTTCTTCAAGTTGTGCCATTACTTCTTCGGTAAAGTACTTCTCGGGATCAGCAAGAATAACGGAAGGATAAACAGAGGATTCACCAACAACGATACGATTGCCCTTGCGAGTGAATACTCCGTGCTCCTCACCCAGTTCCAGTAGTCCGTAATAGCGATCCAATCCACGTTCATCAAAATAGAGTCTGGTTTCAACTTTACTACCTTCCTTCGTTAGACGGGATTTTTTAGCTTCACACTTGATGATATTACCAACAACTTCCGTTCCATCCTTCTCTTTCTTTTTACCAAGATAGATGATCGTGGAAGCGGCATACTTCAGTCCAGTTCCACCACCCATTTCTTTAGTTGGAACATAGGATCCAATCACATCATAAGTGTGGTTGGTTACGATCATAGGAACATTTGCCTGACCCAGTTTCAGGGTAAGCACTCGGAAGGCACCTTTGATCAGTTGCGATTTAGTCATGTCACGAACTTGCTTGTCGTTGGCAACATCTTCCATCTCTTTGCTGGTGGAAAGCATACCAAGACTATCCAGAACAAATAGCATGGGCACACGCTCATCCTTTGGTTCTTTCATATACTTGTCGAGGATACGACAAGCTTGTGTCCTGAATTCTTCAATCGTTCCCACAGGCATGATGATCATGCGTCTAGAATCAATCCCACGACTTTCAATCATGTCACGAGAAATTGCTGATTCACTTTCAAAGTAAATGACGCCACCAGTAGGATTAGCAGCAAGGAAATTACGAACGACAGAAAGAGCAAAGAAAGTCTTTCCCGTGCTTGATTCTCCTGCCAGGGCAGTAACCTTGTTGGAAGGAAGACCTCCAAACAACGAACCACTAACGAGGGCGTTAAAAATATAAGAGCCAGTATCAACGTAAGATGTAATGTCGCCAGCAGCAACCCCGTCGCTAACAAAACCAGCAAACTCATTACCGCTTTCTTTGACTATAGTATCTAGGAATCCCATTGTTTTACCTCATCTTCATACATGTTTACATACGAGTAATTGTTACTCATCAGTTTAGCAAATGCCCTGGCGGTCTCATACTCGTCAAAACATTTGATGTTATCTGGACCAATCTGCCCTACAACATGATTGGTCCAACTCACAACCCAGACATTCATTCAAAGAAACTCCCGATAGAAATTTTTTTCTCGTGTGTCCATCCAATACATTGTAGCACATTTTTGAGAGGTTCGAGGAACGACTTTTCAAATTGTGTCTGATAATCCACGTACTTCTCCAGTCCAAACTCCTGGGGAAGGTCACCAAAGAAACTAATACAGTTCTCATGAATTGGATTAGGAGTTTTCAAATACATGAACTTGATTTTCTCACCCTCTTGAATAAGAGGATGTTTGTTCTCAATATTGTACTTCTTGATGTAATGATTATAGAGTAGTGCTCCCCTTACATGAATGGGGGTTGCCTTCTGGTAGATTTCGTGGGGGTGTCTATACTTTGCCAAATTGTTGACGCCTCTGGGGAAAGCAACTTCGTTGTAGGGTCGCTTTCTGGTTTCATTGCGGACATCATTGATGAAACTGATGAGTTCATCATTTGTTTTGCCGATAATGATTTTGAAGGCTTCATATAATTTGTCTCGGAAATATGCTGGTGTAGAAGACCTAGCAGTTTCAAGTCCCATAATTTTCATCTTGGGATCGGCATATCGCACACCTTCGCTATCCCATACATTCAAAATGTAACGCTTCTTTGCTGTCCAGATGCCACGGTCGGCAATATTCTCCCGTTTCATCTGCATCTTCTGATCATAAGCATTCACATAATCTGCCAGTTCTTGATAGGACTTTTCAATAAAAGGTTCAATCTGTGACTGACATGCTTTATCCAGAAAAGAAACAATCTTTGCTTTCTCTGGCAATTTATCACCAAAGACATTTTGAACAAGAGCATCAAGACACAGATAGATGCTATCAGTATCAGAAGCAATCACATAATCAACGTCACCAGTCTTCAACACCTTATTTAGATACTGGTTCATTTTGTTCTCAATCCAACGGATAGAGAGCTGACCAGACAAAGTGATCGCTTCAGCATTTGCCAACTTGTAATAACGGAAGTGCTCGTTACCAATAGCACCATAAGCAGAGTTCAGAGAAATCTTCTTTGCCATCTGAATGTTATTGTATCTGGCAATATCCTTCATGAGTTCCACGGTAGGTGTCTTCTCATACTGCTGTTTGGCAGCAAGCATTTTCTTCTTGTAGATGACACGACCATCATACATTTTCTGCATCATCTGAGGCAGGAAACCATGAATGTCTTTACGATACTGTGCGCCGTTAGCGGCAACACAATACTCAGTATCCAGTTCAATCTCTTTATTCAGGAACCCTTCAACATTTGCGCTGGGATGGCGCCGTTCGGTGAGTGTCTCTGGCGAGATGTTGTACTGCATAATAAGATGAGGATACAGACTATTGAGATCAAAACTGACCACCCAATTGTAAAACCCAGGTATCGGTTCCTTAACATATGCCCCCGCATACTTCTCCGTTTTAGTTGCTTCTTTCTTGGGAGGAATAGCGACTTTACGTTTCAATAGCTCCACATATATGTAGTTATCCCACATCCGAACTTGACTAAACACATCTTCATAATTCACCTTGGCGTCATATGCCATAGTGAACGCAAGTTCGAGCAACTTCATCTTGTCGTCTAGTTGATCCACCAGGCGAACGTCATGAATGTTATATTCAATAAACTTCTGCCAGTCATTCTCATAGAACTCTTTGAAGGTATCAAACTCACTGTGATCCAGTTTCTTGGCACCAAGTTCTACGTTACAGATATGATCCAAACGGTAACTCTCCTGATTTGTATAAGTAAATTTCTTATACAACTCAAGATAGTCTAGCGTGGAGATGCCAAGAGTATCAATCGCAAACTGCTTGCGACCTTTGATGAAGATCTCACGCTTTGATACAAGTTTCCATGGAGAAAGAACCTTTGTAAATTTTTCCCCGAGGATACGATCAATGCGATTGTGGATGTACGGCATGTCAAACAACTGTACGTTCCAACCAGTAATCACATCTGGAAAGTTTGCTTGCCAGAATTCGAGGAATGCTCCCAACATGCTTTCTTCATGGCGGAAATGCATGTAGTCCACCATGGGATCTTTGTTATTGAATGGTCGTGCCCCGAACACAGTAATTCGACCAGTGAAGCTGTCTTTGATAGAGATGGCAAGGATCTCCTGATCGGCAGTTTCAATGTCAGGGAAACCGTTTTCGGCAGCGGTTTCAATGTCAATCGTAAATACACGGATCTTACTGCTGTCAAACTTGACTTCTTCCTCTGGGTGTTCTTCAGCAATGTATTGATAAAGAAATCTAGTATTGCCATAGATCTCAAAGTCTTCTACTTCTTTGTATTGCTTTACAAAATCTCGTGCCTCAGTAATAGAACCAAACTTATGTGGTTCCACACAATCTCCCTCAAGAGTGCGCCATTCAGAATAGTTCTTTGTAGGCAAGTACAGCGTGGGGTTGAAGGGAACCTTCACGCTGTAGCGATTGCCATTTTCATAACCACGGACTAGCAAACGGTTGCCAGCTTGTTCAACATTAGTATAAAACTTCATTCAGATTTTGGCGGATCAACTTTAAGTAGATAAGCAGCAAGAAGTTTGGTGCTTGGATTGACAAGTGTGGTGATGTCAGAAGACCTAACGATCACCTCACGATCATTTGAATGGGGAGGCCATTGGTTGATCTCCCCATCACATTCTACCACGTATGGATCGCGTAGGACACAATCGGGGTCACCTATCGAAGTGGCACCCTCAATCTCTTCGACCTGCGCGATGATCCACTCATTCGCCAGCTTCAGTAGGTTCGCTGCTATCTCCATTTGGTTGTTCTTCCTTTACTTCATAAAATAATTGATCTTCTGTAATTCCAGCTTCTGATAATTTGTTGATATAGTTATCAAGGATATTATTATCTGGATAAACAACGCTAATAATATGATCTCCGCTAATACGATGTTCTTCGATGGGACTATATGGACACCAACGTTTGTAAGAAATTGGAATGGTTCCATCTTCATTTGGATCAGAAAGAGTTAGAACAAAAGGATATACCAATTTGTATCCAATCACTTTATCTTCTTCACTGCGAACTTCTCCAAACAAACATAGAATGCGTTCAGATGTTACTAGTGTAACAATACGAATATTATGATTGGTTTTCAGATCCATTTCCTAGTTCCCTCTTTTGAGTAATTTTATTTTCATAGGCTTTTTGTAATCCAGGTTCTGGACTACTGATTGTCATAATACAATCATACGGAATTTTAAACATTGTATCTGGAGAATATGGATTCCACTTACTAAAGCGAACCTGATATTCCATACCATGTGCTTCTGTTAGAAATTGTGGGGTGGCGCCATCAAGACTTAAAACATAAGGTTCTTCCATCAAAAGACAAATACCTTTTTTATTATCATCTTCACCATCGAAGACTTCTTTAAGTTCAGTGATGACACGATCACCCGTCTTTAGTGTAACGATTGATACTGCCATAGGATATTATATGTTTGATATTAGTTTAGCATCAAAAAGGGGCACCGTCAAGTGCCCCGAATATTTAGAACCACTTCTTCCTTTTCTGTTTCTCTGGAAGTTCTTTCCTCAACACAATACTCAATAAACCATCTTTAAATTCAACACTCTCTACTTCAACGTCTTCTGACATTTCCCAGTTGCGAGTAAATGATCTTTGAGAAATTCCCTTGTGCTGATATTTGCGTTCTTTATCTTCTTTTGATTTATTTGCTGATACCGTCAGAAGATGTCGTTCAGTCGTGACTTCAATATCTTCACTTGTAAATCCAGCCAGAGCGACCTCAAGTATGGTTCTGCCATCGTCTCCGTTAACCACATTGTACGGAGGATAACTAGATCCATTTCCTGCAATAGCTTCCAGTCTTCTGAATGTTTCATCAAAACCAATTGAATAGGGGGTATATGTTTCTAAATTAAATGTTACCATTGTCCTAAAAAGCGACGTTTACATGTGACCCGTAAGGCATCACAATAATAATTATACACTTCGCATAAAAAATGGGGGTGATGAAAACCCCCATGAATACTACGGTTTACTCAACCGATTTTTTTCTTCCAATATTATATTTGCTTTCCAAAGTCCATTCATCTTTTTCTTTGAAAGCAAGCACCTTGATTTGATTTAGTGGAGCAAGATCAGCAATCTTTTCTGGAGTTACGATCGTAATTAATCCCCAGTCACTCAACAGTTGAATAATACGATTGCGGCGTTGTACATCATTCAGTGAAAGATTGGTGTTCTTTCCATCAAGAGCAAACAACTCCTTGAAATGAACAATATAGTACTTACCCTGCTTATGCAGAATGTGACAAGATTGATAGATCTTCTTTTCTTTACGAGAAGCTACACCAATTCTTGTCAGGGTTTCCCTCACTTTTAAGAAGTCATCTGGTTCGTTCAGAATGACTTCTACCATGTCAGCTTGCTTCCACTGGATTTCAGTTTCAACACTCATTTTCTTCCACCTTTATTCAGTACCTTTGTAATATGATCTAACTGATCCTTGGTGAGAACCCTGAGTGCCTGGAGTGCTTTATCGTCATTATAACCATAATACTCTTTGACTACTTCAAGATAATCAATAGAATCTTTTTTCGCCCAAGGAGAAAATCTTTTCCTTGGTTTGATACTATTTAGAAGAAAATCATATTGAAGCTTTTTTGGAAGATGACAATTCTTGTTCATCTCGTTCACAAACAAGATTGTATCTGTGAATGAACTCAGGCAGCGATTAATAATATAAGGTGGATATGCTTTCTCAGCATCAACATCATCTTCAAGAATATTTTTCTTGGACTGATTGATGCTGTATAGGTAATCTTTCAGTTGGTATGTCATTCCAGTGTCTTACGACCCCCGCGATAATGAATAAATTAGTAATGAAATAAGTACAGAATATAATAGTCCGTATATGAGCAATGTTGTCTGCTTCTCGTTTATCATCGGATGCTTTTTCCCCGAGTGCTTTACACCATAGACGCCACATTATTTGAATACAGCAGTAACATTTACGACTTTAGCAGTAGGATTGCGAGCAAGGGCAGTCTGGCGAGCATCCTGGTAGTTTGCTGCCTCAACAATCTCATCAAAGAGACGACCAGCAACGTAGAGTTGAACTTTAATTTTCATAGTTGTAAAGGACGAGTTCCTTGCGTTCTGCTTGATCTATTGTATACGACCCAACCGACCGCATGGTGTAGGTATGTGCAAATTCTCCAACTGTCCACCCCTGGAACCGCTCCTTGACGAGGTTGGAATTGTTGTATGAAACTAGTTGAGGACAAAGATGGCGATCACAATCAGCAGCAAACTTATCGTGATCAAATCCTTTGTGCATTGATCCCTTACGCCCATAGAGGTTGTCCTTAATGTCATAAGGAGGATCAAGATAAACAAATACATTTTTCTGATCGGTCAGCATATCTTCGTATGACCAGTTAGTGATGTACCAGTCTTTGATCAACTTACCATACTCAGGGATCTTCTCGATACCATTCATAGAGAAGTTACTAACACTTGCTTGTGCTGAGAAAGAAGAGCTTTCAGTCAGACCAGAGAAAGAACACTTATTGATAATGTAGAAAGCAACAGCACGGTAGAAGTCTTCTGCTTCAGGATGATTAAGTTGAATCTTCATCTCATTGAAGAGTTGTCGAGCAAGTTCTGGAGTGTCGTAATCTTCTTTATAACCTTTGATACAACGATGTAATTCTTCTGGTTCATCACGAAGGATAGACCAGAAAGTGTATAGAGGATTGTACAGATCATTCACCCAGATTTGAATGCCAGGATACCGCTTAGTCACTTCAAGTGCTACAGATCCACCACCAATAAAAGGTTCCCGAAACTCATGAAAGTTCTTCAGGTTAGGCATGTATTGAAAGATCTTAGGAAGTGCTCTACTCTTCCCCCCTGGGTAACGTAATGGAGTTTTCAGGGATTTCATAGTCTGGGGCATGATATTTAAGATACTCAAAGAACGTTAGTTTCATTTCCTTCTGCGCCATACCACAGTGTTTGGCAGCAGCAGGTAGGGTCATTCTAGCACGAAAGAGAGCTTCGTTTGCCTCTCTCACATTATCAGGAGTTGTCTTTACTGGGACATCATATAGGTCCCACTTATTAATTTTTGGAAACATTATTCACCACAACGCATTTTAGCATATTCAAATATTTTTCCTGGGATGTTTATACCCAAAGCGTTCTCGAAACCGTAAAATCCTGGCGAGGAATTTGCTTCACAGATCCTGTATCCATCTTCGTGGAAAAGAAGATCAACACCAGCGATGTCAAGATCAAGAACTTTTGCTGTTTGAATGGCAAGTAGTTCCATTTTTTCATCAACATCATAAGCTACTCCTTTACCTCCACGGGATATGTTTGCTTTAAAGGATCCATCGGTACTTTGGCGAAGCATAGCACCAACGACCCTGCCACCAATAACGATAACACGAAGATCACGTCCCTCTGTATATTGTACATATTCTTGGACGATCATACTGTTCTTAAAGTCTAGGGCAGAAATCAATTCTGACAAGTCAGCAAATTGTTTTTTATTCTCACAGAGATAGACCCCAGCTCCATGTGATCCAGTAATCACTTTGACTACACAAGGAAAACCTACTTGTTTTTCAACTAAATCACAATCACTTGGAAAGCGAGTAAGCATGGTTTTGGGAATAGGAAGTCCTGCCTGTGCCAAAATCTGATTGGCATACATCTTATCTTTTGCTGCGATGATCGCATCAGAGTTTGGCAAAGTAGGAACATTCAGTCTTTCGAACTGCCGCAAGACGGACAAGTTATAGTTACCAGTAGCAGAGCCTGTCCTAGCGAGTAGAACATCTGGGAGGCTAACGATCTCATTTTGGTAACGGATTGATTTTCTGTCATCACGAGAAACAATAAGGTCAATTTCATCAGCATAGACAATCTTGAAATCAATTCCAAGTTGTTCTGCTTCTTCTAAAAATCTATCTCTTTCGTAAACTTCTTTTGTTTTACGATTTGCTAGCATCCAAGTTTTCATTTGAATTCACAACTCATCATCAGTTCTGTTAGACACGCTAACATATTTACTTCCTGATCTGGGACAATTGTGATGTCACGCATATATTTTGCGATGATTAATACTGCCTCGGGAATAGAAGCTGGTTTAAGAACATCATACAGACTGTCATAAACCTTACGCATCATCATGCTGGGGTCATTATCAAGATGCTGAACAACCCAGTTCTTCACAGTAGTAAATTCTTTCTTCTTCAGCGAAGTGAGTAGAGCATCCAAATTGACATCAGCGACATCAACAAGAATAGCGGAACTGATAGCGCCAGTCGCAGCATAACGCTGACATTCGTTGATAAGTCGGCGCCAGTCTGGATAGTATCGCTTGACAAGTTTTGCGAGGACTTTATCTTCATACTGTACCTGTTCGTGGGTCAGAATAGTTTTCAGGCGAGTGAAGAACTCACCTTGAAGTTGAACTGCCTGGTCTGGTTTGATCCTGAAATCCACGACCGTACAGCGGGAATGGAGAGGTTCAATAATCTTGTTGATGAAGTTACAAGTGAAGATGAAGCGGCAGTTGCCATGGAACTCCTCCACGGCGGTCCTGAGGGACAGTTGAACGTCGTTGGTGGTGTTGTCTGCCTCGTCAATTATGACGACCTTGTGGGAGGCACCAGAGGTCAATGAGACAGTTGTGGCGAATTGCCTGACACGGTTGCGGACCGTATCGAGGAAGCGCCCCTCGTCCGAACCGTTAATGACAATATAGGATGCCCCGATCTCATTACACAATGCTTTGGCAATTGTGGTCTTTCCGACACCAGCAGTGCCAGTAAGTAAAAGGTTAGGGATCTCTTCTTGTGCGACAAATCCTTTGAATACGTCTTTGATATTTTCTGGAAGGATACAATCCTCCACGATGGAAGGACGATACTTCTCAACCCACAAAAACTCTTTACTCATTCCAACTCTCTCAAAATAGTTTGTTTCACAATATCAGTGGCATTTAATTCTGCCCGCATGTATTCTACACCGTCTTCTGGTCTAGTGTGATCTCCACAAGTAAAGATGTCACAAACTGCTGTGCCATTCTCTGGCCAAGTGTGAATGCTGATATGACTTTCAGCAAGCAGAGCAACAGCTGTAACACCTTGAGGTTCAAATTTATGTGATTTCAAACTTAGTAAAGTAGATTTACACCAGATAGATGCTTGATAAAGAATATCTCTGATAAAACCTTCATCATCTAGATCATCAGCGGCACACCCCTTCAGGGTAAAAAGAATGTGTTTCAATAGTTACGGCTCCAAAGCGATGTAGTATTTAAGGTCAAGATTTTGATTTGTCCATTCCGAAATCAGATGTTTAGATACTTTGACAACATAATCACCAGGGAACAGACGGATGTTTTCAATTTTAACATCCAGTGAATAGTCGCCAGTACAATCACCAGAAATGGATTGCTCGTAAGTATTGCTGGTATCATTCTCTTTGTCACGAAGGATGAGTTTGATTTGGTTGTCTTCGCTCTGGAAAGTCAGATCAGGAAGACTATAAACAGCAGATGCTTTTTGAAGTGAAAGCAGATCTTCACCAGTAATGTTGAACTGAATATCAGCACCAGGAAACTTTACATTCTTTTCTGGCGCAGACTTAAGGGTGATTTCAGGATCAGAAAAATAGTAGCGAGCAGACTTACCACCGCCACGGATGCTGACAAAATCGCTAGATGAAAACTCCAGTTCAGGATTGTTAAACAGAGAGATCCCAGAAAGAAACTGACTGAGATCATAAATTGCGAAGTCCATAGGGAATACTTCTTCACTAGAGAACGCTGCCAGGATGTTCTCCGCATTGCTAATAGTGCGTACTGTGCTTCCCTGTCGGAATACGATGGAGGAATTGATACTGGAGAAATTTTTGAGGACATCAAAAGTCTTTTTAGATAGGGTTACTTTACTCATCGGTTGTAATCTTCACGGGTAGCGTTTTTATCGTTGAAATGCATTAGAAGCACGGCATAGTGTAGCACTTTCATGATGTCCATGCGAGCACTACCTTTCTTATCGTAGCGAGAAGCATACTTCAGGATGTTGCTACGACAGAAAGCTTCACCATCACCACATGCTTCAATCAGATCCAGCGTTTGGATTTTGTCATCACCAGCAGAGTAATGTTGTTTGTAGGTATTCACGATGTAGTCACGCAACTCACTAATGATTGCGTCTTCATTATATTTGAAATTCATTTCACTTGTTCCAGATCATTTGAATATTACTATGGTAGCATTCTTGAACGTTGCCGTCAAGGTCTTTGACAAATAACTTCAGACCCTCGCCACCTAGGATCTTCACGGTCTTGCCGCCATCAAGGACGGCAAGATGATTTACATACCCGTGGAACTTATCAAAGTTCGTATTCGACATGGATACCTTCCTCCTTAGTTTCTTCCTTGGTTTCTACCTTAGCATCAATCTTATCATACAGTTCGATGAAAGATTGCTTGGTCTCATCATCAAAACGATTGACACAGACCTTAATAGACTTCATACGATCCTGCCAGATAGCATAGGCACGGATGATATGAACCAGACGGCGGGTGGAAATCACCTCGTCAATACCACCATCCTTGAAAGTTTTACGGATGATATCTGCCCAGTTGGCAAGATTTACACAAAACTCTTCGTCATCAATATTCAAAGAAGCAGCTGCTTTCTTGAGAATATTGGTCTCAACAGTCACCGTAGGATAGTCTTGCTCAAAGGTCAGAGCAAAACGCTCAAGGAAAGCTTCGTTCAGAACGTTGGTGCCGATGAAGCGTCCATCTTCAGAACCCTTACCTTTGGTATTGGCAGTAGCGAAGATGTTGAAACCAGCAGCAGGTTGAACAAACTTACCAATCTTCTTCAGGAAGACACCTTTGCCTTCAAGGATAGATTGGAGGCACAGGATCTTATTGCTAGCGAGGTCAACCTCATCAAGAAGAAGAATAGCGCCACGCTCAAGAGCTTCGATCACAGGACCGTTATGCCACACAGTCTCACCGTTGACAAGACGGAAACCACCGATCAGGTCATCCTCGTCAGTCTCAATAGTGATGTTCACACGGATCAATTCACGCTTGAGTTGAGCACATGCTTGTTCAACAGAGAAAGTCTTACCGTTACCAGACAGACCAGTAATGAAAGTAGGGTAGAACAGACCAGATTGGATAATCTTTTTCACATCCGAGAAGTTCCCGAACGGGACATAATTACGATCTTTGGTAGGAATAAGGTTCTGTTCTTCCCGAACGGTAACACCAACAGCAGGAGCAGCAGCAGGAGCTTGATAGGTTTGCTCAAGTCGCTCCTGAACAGTCAGGTTCCAAGTGCCACGCTTCACATAGAAATCACGCAGTCGCTTGGTAGCAGTAGCATAAGTGATACCAAAGACACCACAAGCATCCTGAACCTGAGCGGCGTTGATATCGTTGCCAAAGTTGTTGGACAGATAAGAAGTCAGTTGCTCGGTAGTAACGTCAGATTTGGCAGGCATTTGGGTCATTTCGTTGATGTACTTAGTATAGGGCAGGCAGGGCGGTTTGGCGTCAGACCCAGGACGGTTTGCGAAGTGGCATACGCAGGTAGTTGGATGCCACCCATGGCTTGCTGGCAATATACATTTTGTATGCCGTGAAGGTGTCAATACTGGTGTCTAATTTATATTCATCAGGCATCGCACGAGCAAATGGTGTCACCTCTGTGATCTTACCTTTGGGGAAAAGATAATATGCTTCCAGCAAAGTGTTGTAGCAAGAATGAAACTTACCATAACGAACAGAGTATTCATCACACAAGTTCATGCCCCACTTAATCAACCAATAGGCATTATCAATAGTTTCAGATGCCCACTTAGTACATGGGTGATTGCGAAACGCACCCTTTTCTGTGCGATATGCGATACCATCTGCTTTATGAATAGGACCATAATTATGATACCACTTGGATGCCACGATGGATAACATCTGGCAACACTCAAGTGGCATCTTTACGATATGTTTATCTGGCAAACAAATGGCACTCTCGGCAGGAAATGGCGAGGTGACAAAAATGTTCATGCGACATACTCCACGAAAGAATTAAGAAGTTTTTTGTTGGTGGTTTTAGAATTCAGCATCTTTTTGAATGCTTTGGTAATGTCACCCTTGTTGGCACCAGACTCTACATCAAACACAGAACTCTCGTCAAGAGAACTGTTACTGATGGCATACAAAGCGGTGAATGCTTTGGGATGCGGGATGATAGCAGACTTCTCTTTCTTCCACTGCTTCTGAACTTCTCCATAATAATCAATGTCAGCATAGGAGCAGACGAAGTTGGAGAGTTGGGAACCAGAAAGAATACGGAAACCCAACACATTCACGCCAGGATTACGGTCACGCAGTTGTTGAATGAACGTATTGGTGTTACCATCCCAACCTTCAAACGGTTTGTAGACACGACCAGTTTGACGATCACGCAAACAAGTGCTGTTGTCTAGACGGCGAGGACGAACATAGTTCCTATCACGGTATTCATCATACAACTTACGACCATAGGAAGTCTGGCAAGCTTCACCATCAGAAAGAATACAGACATTTACTTTCTGAAGATCGTTCTGTTTCTTGAACTGAGGAATGATGTAGTTGAGCATCACGATACCCTCGTTCAGAGGAGTGCCAGACAAACCAAGACCAGTAGTGGCACCATAGTAAGTGTGGTAGGTATAGGTGTATGCTTCTCGGAAAAGATTACGGCACATACGCTCATAGTCTTTGCCGTTAGAACGAGAAGAAACAAAATTCACCAGATGGAACATACCTTTCTGGAGATACACTTTGCCATCATGGCAACCATTAGCGGCAAAGTATTCATCATTAGAAACATACGGAGATTTACCTTCCTTGGCACGACGAACAGGGAAGTAATCGTTCGTGAAAGCATACACCTCAAACGGGATCTGAACTTTCTTACAGAAGGCAGTAAGGTTCAGAAGCTGTTTGACAGTAGCAAAGATCTCACGCTGCATCGAACCAGACCAGTCCAGAAGGAACAGCAGACCATGGTTCTTACCGTCAGGAAGAACAGTAACTTTCTTGAAGATATCTTCGTTGTAAAGATACGTGTGAATCTTGGTAGTGTCAAGCACACCAGTCTTGGATTGACCAGCACGAGCATAAGCATCAGCAGATTTGCGACACTCAAACTCTTTTACCAGATAATTTACTTCTTTCTGAGATTGCTTACGGAAAGATTGATAGTCAGCATCAACACCGTCGTAAGCAGTCTCAAGCAGAATATCATTAAGACCTTCACGCTGCTCATCAATCCAGTCATGGACTTCAGTCCAGTCAGCAACATACTCATCAAGAACCACACTGTCTGGGATCTCAACATAGTAAGTATTACCACCAGAGAAAGTATTAGTCAGGCGCTCAGAAGCACGATCAAACGCATCTTGAGTTTTAGAACTCTCTTCATCACCTTCATCACCAGCAGCATCAGCATCTTCACCTTTCGGTTGAGTGGCACCACCAGTTTGCTGACCTTGCTGATCAGCGCCACCAGAAGGTTGATCTTCATCAGCATCACCTTCTTCTGGTTCATTATCACCCCCAAATTGAGTGGAACCACCCCCACCTTGAGTAGTCTGGTCAATATTAACATTAGCATCAACTTGCTCAAGTTCTTTCTCTTGCTTGCTGAAGTTATAAACATCAACAGCAATCTGGAGCACTTCATCAAAGCTTTCTGCTTCCTCAGTACGAGCAACAAACACTTGCTCATCAACAGAGAAAGGAATGAAGGCACCAGCACCAACCTTGAAGTGAAGATTGATACGGTCAATCAAACTATAAGTATTCAGATCATCACCTTTGATGCCAAAGAAATCTTGGGCATTCAGTTCTTGATACCCACCAGCAAAAGACTTACGCAGACCAGGATACTTACGCTTCATCAGCTTCTCGATACGCGCATCCTCAATCACGTTGATGAAGTCTTTGGGGCAATCTACCTTGGCAGTCCAGTCTTCGTTGGGAGTAAAGAGAGCGTGTCCCACTTCATGACCCACCAGCATATCGTATACGGTGCTGGAAGCACGGTCCCAGTTCGGGAGGGTCAGTACACGGGTCTCAACGTTGAAGCACGCTGTAGGGCAGTTACGGTGCTCTACAACGAGGTTCTCAGTAGCGAGTAGGCGGGCGAGGTTGCCCTTGATTTCTTGGCGGGTCATGGGTTTTTTGCTGATGTGGTAAGCATAGCAAAAGGGGCACCCCCTTAGAGGCACCCCTAGTCCAGTTCAGAAACTGTCTGCTGGATGACGGAGAAATTCTTTTCCTTCACCGCTGTAATTGTTCTATCAAACTTTCCTTCTAGTTGTTCTCGATGACTGATGACATATACATTTGTATTATCATCAAAGTTTCTTAGGATCCAACCGAGATCGCTGCCACCTTGCTGATCCAAAGAACTATCAAAGATCTCATCTAGAATAAGGAGGTTAGTATCCACGCTATTCTTGAGCTTAGCAATAGCTCTCCAAGTAAGCAACAAAGCAATATCAATCCTAGCTTTCTCTCCTTCGCTGAAACTATCATAAGAAAACACATCACGATATCTGGATTTGATGATCTCTTCAAAGTTCTCATTCAACGTAAAATTCACATAGAAATCCATACGCTGAAGATATTGATTGATCAGTTGGTTCATCGCTGGGAGATAGGTTTTGATAATCCTGGTCTTGATCCCGTTGTCTTTCAACAACTGCGATGCCACCAATAGTGTATCACGATCTTTCTTGTATTCGGCAAAGGTCTTGCCCAAATCTTTTTTATTCGTAACAAGTCCTTCAAGTTTGACAAACTCTGCTTTCTTGTCTGGGTTAGTTTCTTCCAGTTCTTTAATCTCGGTTTCTATATCACCGATTGTTTTTCGTATGGAAGTAATCTGATAATTCGCTTGAGTAATAGAAGAGTTGAAGCCAAGTATAATTTTTGATAGTCTTGCGAATTCATTTTCTCGCTCCTCTTCTTTTGCGATGGCATCTAGCAGATCTTCAATACCAGTCTGGAGATTATTTAATTCACCCTCTCCCTCAGCAATCTTACTCTGTCTAAAATCTTCACTCAGGTCTTGAGTACAGGTAGGACACACATGATTGTCAGTAAAGAACTGGTGTTCTTTTTGACATGATGAAAGTTTTGATTGGATTTTAAAGAGAAAGGTGTTTAACTTCTTTAACTTAGAAGAAGAATTTGAGAGTGCTTCCATTTCTTTAGAATGTTTTTCGACTTCAGAAGTCAGACGCGCAATCTCATGATGCTGTGTGTTTTCATCTTCTAACAATACAGCAATTTTATTTTGCTTACGGTCAATCTCTTCCTTTGTCTTTTTCTCCAGTTCAAGCATATACTTCTTCTGAATATCAATCTTCTCTCCCAGGAGGTGAAGTTCATAGTCAAGGTTCTTGATCTCTTCATTATTCTCTCGGACTTTATCTTTGAGAAGAATATTCATCGTAGAGAATACTTGAATATCAAGGATATCTTCGATGATCTCTCTGCGTTGTGCCAGAGGCAAACGCATAAATGGAACGAAAGTTGAAGAACCAAGCACTACAATCTGAGTGAATGATTTGTAGTTCAGTTTGAGAACGTTTTGTTCGAAGTTCTTTTGCTGATCTACAACCGTGCTTTCTTGGTTCCACAACTGATCGTTACAATAGATCTCAAATTTGTTTGGTTTGATCCCACGAACCACTTTGTAATCATTCTTGCCGATGCTAAATTCAATTTCGGTAAGACAGTCTTTTTCGTTGATACTATTAACCAGCAGAGGCTTGTTGATCTTACGAAATGGTTTGCCAAACAAAGAAAAAGTAAGAGCATCCAAAATGGTACTCTTACCAGCTCCGTTGGAACCGATGATCAGATTTGTTTTTGCTGCTTGTAAATCAACTTCACTAAAAACATTCCCAGTAGAGAGAAAGTTTTTCCATCGGATCTTTTTAAAAATAATCATTCTAAATCATCGGGTGGGATCAAAAAGTCATCAGGAGTTATGATTGAGAACCTATGTCCTCTCTCTTGACATGCTCCTATTATAACATGGTCGTCAACCTCAACTATCTGCATTGGTGGATAGTCTGGGTCTTCTTCTAACATCATAAGGTAACGGTCAGCATCATCTTCTTCTTGAAAGATAGGAATTACTCTGTCTTCTTGTTCATCAAAGACAGAGTATACGCCATCTGGGTGATCTTCCAAAGTTACGATGTACATATTAGACAACGTTACAGCTCTCAATATATAGAGATCTCATAAGTGTCTTAAGATCTGATTTACTGACGGTCATTTCTACTTCATCAATATACTCATTCAGAAGTGTTAATGTATCTTTTGCGGACATTTCGATGTCGGTTTTGCTGTCTTCGCCAACAAGATTTTCAATAATCTTTACATCATGAACTCCTACGTTGTAAAGACGATCAACCAACGTTTCAAACATTTGGTAGTCTTTCTTTTCATCAACGACGATCTTGATGTACTTGTCTTTATAATCAGACACATCTTGTTTGTTGTAGTCTGCCTTTGTGTCGTCGTAGATAATCTTTTCGAAGATCTCGAACGGGTTAGGGATAAACTCAAGTTTATCACTTTGAGTATCGTAAATATGAAATCCACGGGTGTCCTTGTAATCATTCCAATACATTTGATAAGGATTGCCAAGATACTGAATATTCCCTTTCTTTGAACGATGATGAAAATGTCCAGACCAGACACGGTTGAAACGATGGAATAGTTTTGGATCCATACCATGATCCATCATCATACCAGGCGTAACTTCAAATCCAGTAAGTTCAAGGTGACCGCAACAAATATCAGCATCAGAAGTTTCAAGTAGCTTTAAGACATCATCACGGTTCTCTGCGTTGATCCAAGGCAACATCAGGAACTTCTTACTACCTATTGTAAGATGCTCTGGTGAAGAATAAATGCGGATGTTTGAATACTGTTCCAGTAAGAGTTCAGGTGAGTTGATACGGTTGGTATTTTTGTAATAAGTACAATGATTACCAAGAAGCATATGAACTTTGTAACCTTGTAGTTTGTCAAAGTAATGCTCCTTCACACGATGAAATGTATTGAAGTCCATTGACTTACGATTGTCAAATGTATCTCCAAGGTCAATAATGTGAGTAACTTTTTTCTTTTCTAGTATAGGAAAAAATACTTCATCATAAAACTTCTGAAAGTAATTCCAGAATGCCAGAGATCCTTTGCGTCCATCAAGATGCTGGTCAGTAATTAGAGCGATCTTCATAGTTTACCTCCAACAGTTCCATCGTATTGAATAGTTGGTTCAGAGAACCCTTCTTGTTTTGCTCGTAGATACCAACGGGTCGAAGCGATAAGGTGTTCCTTACTAAGTGTGGTGAGGATGCCCTTACCTTCTTTATCGTAGCTAGACCAAGTTCCAAAGCGTTTCTGTTCGACACGGAAACATTCATCAATCCACTCATAATCATTCATCGGTTCATTCGGGTTTCAATACTTTCTTTGATAGTTCCCATGTCAGAATAGGAAGCGTTCATACCAGACATTGTACCATCAAATGTGTCTGTGTGCATCACTTCGTCATATCCTGATCGTTCAAGAATTTTTCCTTTAATTTCAAGCTGTTTCTTTTCCTTTTGTATACGGCGGAGAAAAGCGTAGTAGATAATTTGAGTGAAATAGGCAAACGGGTTAGTTGATTTCTCTGGATCAAAGTTATCAATATACTGTAAGCAGTTTTCAATACCGTCACAAATCATGTCCTCACGGAACATGTAGTTGACAAAGTTTGGTTTGTAAGAAAGATGTGTGGCAATTTTTAGGAAGCATTCCCCCAAGTAGTTTGTTACTCGGGGGCGAGGTTTACCAGCTTCCTTCGCAGCAATAACCTTAGATCGGTACTCACTGATCGCAGCAAGAAACTCTTTGTTATTGACGTAATTTTCTGTCTGTTTTTTTCTTGTCATTACTGCGAATGTCACGGTTGTCTCACATGATTTGTATCAAGTATAGCATCGTATCGTTCAATTGTAAAGGGGGCTTGACATGACCTCAGAAACCCAGTACAATAACTCTGTCAGGGGTTCAAGGGAAATAGAGCTCTTAACTTTTCTTATAGATATCTTCTAAAGATTTTTTCACTTCCTTAATAGACCCGAGATAACCAGCTCTTCTGGGAAGTTTGTTTCCTCTACCGATTAGCGTTTTGGCGCTTTCAATTTTTTGAACTGTTTTTATATAGAACTCTTCAATTGTTTCATCCAATTCTGTCATCGTAAGAATGTGATCTCGTTTGATAATAAACATATCATCAAATGTAGCTGAGATCCATTCTTTTAAAGTAAACCCAGTCACTTCCATGTGACCCTTTTTTTGTTTTGCTGTTTCAACTGCTAATGGTTTATCCAACATAAGTTTGTCTTCATCTGGAAGATAGCAAACCCTTGCTACTATCTCTTCCCCAGAAACTAATTTTAGTGTCGCATAAAATTCTTCTTCCATATTAACTTGCGCGTAAATTTACTTTAATAACCTCATACTTAAAGTTTTCTTCGTTGTAAATATTAACCCTTTCATTCAGATGTTTTAGTGTATAATTTTGACCACCTATATCATCAGCAATATCATATAAGGTTGCGATGTCCTTTCCTTCACCTTTACGTAGGACCCTTCCGATGGACTGTAAATTACGTATACGTGACTTACTGGGTGAAGCAAAAATAATATTGTGTAATCTTTTGATGTTGATGCCAGTTGAGAAAGTACCGTATGAAGCAATGATCACAGCATTGTTTTCACTCTCGGTAATTTGTCGTACTTCTTCTCTGTCTTCAACGTCAGTCCCACCATGAACAAAGAATATTTTTCTTGTGGGATCTATTGTGTTATTTATTAGATCAAAAAGTGGTTCTCCATGCTTCTCCACATAGTTGAATAACACGAGTGTATTGCCATCAATATCTTTAACAAGATTTTTGATTAAATTATTTCTTCCTTTATGATTGACAAGATAATCAATTTCATCATGATATGTATCAAAATATTGTGGAGCATGTTTACAAAGTAAAACTTTGATCCTAAATTTAGATAGATGTCCTTCACGAATAAGATCATCAGTTTTTGTTACACGCTCACAATCACCAAACAAACCTTCTAATACCCACTTGTGTGTCTTACTACCATCAAGGGTTCCAGTAAAACCAAATCTATACTTCGCATTATGAAGCTTTGTCATAATACCAGTAAGTGATTTAGACTTAAACAGGTGTGCTTCATCACCAATCACGCAATCAAAATCATCAAAGTATCTCTTGGGAAACTTATAGATTGATTGCCAGGTGGAAATGATGATCGGTTTATCAGTATTCTTATCTTTACCAGAGTAAATTTTATGAACATGCTCATCAGCATTCCACCCGTAATCTTTAAAGTCATTAACCATCTGTTCTACCAGGGACGTAGTAGGGACGATGATCAACGTTTGCTTGTTGGTAGCAGTATAGTATCTGACGAGGGAATAGATCATCAGAGATTTCCCCGACCCCGTAGGAGAAAGAAGTAATTTGCGATTATTCTTTATTGCTTCGTAGACAGCACGGTATTGATACTCTCTTGGAGTAATTCCTTCTCTGGTGATTTTGTCCATAAATGTTTTGATACCAGCAGGAGAAACAAAGTCGTTAGTTTCTTGAACATCGCCATACCAATCATTCTTTTCGTATTGTATTGTGTACTGACGCTCCGCTGCCCACACCTCAAGGTGTTTCATTAAACCACCATACAGTTCGCCAGTACCAGGAGAATACAGACGAATAGTTCCATCCCAGTATTTGTAACGAGGATTTTTCTTTAAGAACTTTGCTTCTGGAACCTCAAAAGTAAAATAGTCCGAAAGCTCCATATGAACATGGGGCTCTGCGGACTGAATGGTGACGTATACTTCGTTTTTCTTTTTAACAGAAAGGAGTGTCATTATTGTCCATTAATAAATTTCTCCCATTCAATGGCACTCTTGATCTGAAACCCTCTATTTGAAATCTGTCGCATAACCTGATCCAACCAGTACAACATCTGGTCTAGATACTTGATCTTCGCCTCAAGATTGATAATCTCATCATCACTCTCTAGGTAAGTCTTCATTTTTTCGGAAGTTTGAATTCTTCCGCCAAAAGGTTTTTCTGCGTAAACACGAGCATCAGCTTCACCGCTGTAGTATTCGCGTTTTTCTTTTACAAGTTTTCTGATTTCAAACTCCAGAGAAGTTTTGATCTGTGAGATATCAGTGTAATGGTTTAAGTATTTATTGTGTTGGAAAGGGATGTCTAACGCAAGTTGTCCAAGATCTGTGGTATACTGTTTGTTCTTGAACTGGAAATCTACCGCGCTATCTTCTGCCCATTCTTCACGTAGTTGATCAAATTTATTACGAAGAGTTTCAAAATTCATAGGGGTTTCATATTTTTGTCAAGGATAAAAAATCGCTGATGCTTAAATGTAACTTCAGCAGTAATATATTCTACATCTGTCATTGTAGCATTGAATTCTAGACCAGACAATGACACTGGAAAAATATTCTCAAACGATACAATAAATGCGGGATTGTATGATGAAGTTACAATGTGTAGTTGAGCATTACTATATTCTTCTTTTGGTGGAGTATCGGCATCATCATCTGCTCTGCCATTCTGACGCATCCACTTATGAATTGAATAATAATTCTTTAGATCTTCATCAACAATAAATTGAACAGTAAAATCCCCAAAGGTGACACCACCTCCAGGGATAATAGGTAGGTTGCGAAATCTTGTCGCAAACTCTGTTGTTGGCATAGTGATATCAGGAACGTTTGCTCTTTGACAAAAGAAATCCGTTCCTTCAAATTTATCTAATTTCAAAAGATAACCAACTGGATTTAGAAAATTCCTATTCCTTGGTTGATCCTTGTACCACTCAGCGGTCATGTCAACTTCCCAAGCTACTAGTTATTTATCCTTGAGTAGTTCTTCTATTCTGTGACGCATGTTAGTGCTTTCCTGCTTCATATAATCTCTCAAAGAATATCCGCGTTTTCCTTTGAGGATACATGTTCCTTGATAGAACATAGTTGAAGCAAACACTAACAACAAAACTATTCCTATTATTTCAGGGTAATGTTGAGCCATGGTAGTAGTGGGGGAATGACGCCAATAAGTCTTAGAAGTCCTTCAGCAAATAAAGCAAGAACCACCCAACCAACGCACATAGAAATAATGGAAGCATTTCGATTGTGCTGTCGTATAGCAGCATCAATCATCTCCTGACATTCTTTCTGTGTTACTAGTTTTTCTGGTGATAATTTTTTCATACGATGTGCCATAATTGTTTTCCCATTCTGGTTCATACATTGGGCATGGTTCTTCCATCAAGATGTTTATTTTTGCTCTTGCTACTCTTCTATACAAATCATCTAAGACCATTCATCTTCCTCCTCTTCATCCCAGACAATATATGGACCATGCTGCATTTTTTCTAACTCTTTAGTTTTTGCCGCAAATGATGCTGTTTCTCCTATCCAAAGTGCTACCTTCATAACTAAAAAGATCACCGCTAACGGTGACAAGCATAATAGTAATATAATAGAAGATTGATTCATTTGTGATATTCGTTTAGAATGTCTAAAATTCTATCTAAAGTGTAATTAGCACCATCATTCCAATCCTTACCTCTATCAGCAAAAATACCATCATGTAATGCTGTCTTCATTTTATATACTCTTGCGAGCATGTCAACCTTACTCATCATTCCTCTTGGCATAACGTAACAAAAATGCTATTTACTATTTACAAAAAAAAGGACCCTTTCGGGTCCCCTGTGTGTTGAATTGTGAATGGATCACATGAGGTTCTTAACAAGTACTCTTCTGTAGTACTGGTTGCGGTTTGCTGTGAGGGTCTCAGCATCTGGGGTTCCATTTGACTGGGTGACAAATGGGTTAGCAACCATTCCGTAACGGGTCTTAAAGCCAATCTTAGGTTGGAAGGTGTTAGGATCAATGCTGCGTAGCATCTGGAGGGGAACATATGGGCAGTAGAATAGTCCTGCGTCATATGGTGAAGAACCCTTATAACCAACAACGTAGTAGTGGTTGCTGGAAACGTTTGCCGAATAAGGATCAACATAGACCTTGATACGACCGTTCATGGTTCCTACTAGGAGGTTGCCAGTGTCATCAACTTCACCGATGGAAGGACCACCAGCGCCTGATAGACCTGAAGAATAATCAAGGGTGCCGCTCATAGCGAGAGCAGAAGCAACATCAGCAGAAGTGATGATGAAGTTGCCCTTACCACGACGGGTTTGCTGAGCAATAGCGTTAGCATCGCGCTCAACTTGGAACATGAGACCCTTGAACTTCTCAACTGACCAGCGACCGTTTGAGTCAACGTCGAGGTCGAAGATACCAGCGTTAGCAACGTTGTTCTGAGCACCAGGCTTAGCAACGGTATAAACGGTTCTTACAACTTCACGGTTGATCTCAGCAAGGATTTCGCTGGAGAGTAGGTTAGCAAGTTCCTGCTCAGCATCAAGACCGTGGATTGCCTTAAGGTCTTGTGCGAGTTCTAGAGTGTACTCAGCCTTGAGTGCTCTGGTACGTGCTTGTACCGAAGTCTTCTCGATGCTGAAGCTCATTTCGTTGAAGAGAGCACCAGCGCCTGAACCTAGAATTTCAGCAGTCTCACGAGGAATAGCAGTTGAACCGCGCTCATAAGTGCCGCTGTCATTTAGGAGACCAGGGTTAGCATCAGTAGTGCCACCATCGCCTCTTGGGTGGGTGTCATCGCCACCAGCAGCGTTGGTCTGGTTATATACACCAGCACCAGTTGAAGAAGCAGAGAAGTTGCTATCAGGCTCGTTGTAGAGAGCTTCTGGACCAGCACGAAGAGCTGAACCATTTTCTTGATAGTGATACTTCATCGCAAAGATTAGTCCAGTAGGACCGCTCATTGGTTGAACACCGCAGATGTCATAAGCAACGAGGTTAGGCATTGCTCTGCGGATTAGGGAGATCATAACAGGATCGAAACCTGCGAGACCACCAGTTTGGGTTCCTAGTGCGCTACCCGAAAGTGCGTTGGAACCAATAGCACCAACTGTGTTGGATGCTTCGTTGATCATACCACGCTCTTCGCGTAGTGCCTTTTCTGTGTTTTCTAACAGAACAGCGGTAACAGCCTTTCTATAATTGTCCTTGATAGCGCCAGCGCCTTCATGACCTAGAACAGGTGACCACTTTTCGGTTAGAGCTTGTGCGTTAAACATTTGTTTGCTCCGTTTGAAAAATAGGTGTTAACGAATTATCAGTTACCCCAGCGGTTGAGTGCTTGGAGGTATGCTGCCATTGCTGGTGATACTTCCTGACCCTCTACTGGAGTTTCATCTACAGTCTCTACTGGGGTAGCGATTGACTCTTTAAAGTAAGACTCCTTGATGGTTTTTACCTTCGCGGCGAATGACTCTTCTGAGACAAACTCTAGACCTTCAGCAAGTGCTGCTAGTTTTTCTTTCTGAGTATCTGCTAGTCCTTCCGAAACAGTGTTCAGAATGTTGATTTTGGCAGTCTCATTCAGACGATTTTGTAGTTTCACATTAGCCTTAACCTGTTCGTCGAGGCGCTCTTCCATTTCACGAATTGATTCAGCCATACCTTCGACCACATCAACCTTGTCGTCGGGGATCGAAATGTAGTGCTCTTCAAAGAGACCCTTAAGACCTGCGATGAAGTCTTCGGTAATCTCATTTCTGATACCACGGTCAATAGCTACTTGGTTCTCTTCCATCCATTGACCGATGGCGTAGGTCACGGTGCCATTAACTTCTTCAGCAAGTTCGTTCTTGATTGCTTCAACTTGCTTATCTAGTTCGTTGGCAAAGTGCTCTACAAGCTTGTCATACTCTGAGTTGAGTTTTGCTGTTACTGCTGCTTCAAAGATTGTCTTTGCTTTCTCAGCAAACTCTTCTGAGAGTTCGGTGCCCTCAAGGAGAGCATTTACGTCGTCGGTCATGTCAATTTCAAATCCAGCTTTAATTGGATAAGTGACATTTCCGCCCATCTTAGTGATGCCGTATGCTGCGGCAACATTTACTGTTGGTTGAGTTCCTTGATCGCCAGCATCTTTCTTTGCTGCGAACTGAGGATCACCAGAAATTTGCGAGATAGGTGCTGCTGCTTTCGCACCTGGGTTCTCTTCACCATCTTCGTCATTAGAATGAAGAGGCGCGGAGGTTGAACCGCCTAGATCAGCAGGAGCTGATTGACCGATCGCAACAGAAGGTTGGACGGTAGGAGCAGGATCTTTGCCGCCAGCCTTCGCAGTCTGAACGTCAGAAACCTGTGAAGGGTCGCTTCCAGAGCCAGGAATTACAGAAGCTTGAACAGTTGGCATAGGATCGCCAGCTTCAAGAATCACCTTTTGCTCGGTAACGAACTCTTCAAACTTTTCGTTTAGCATATCTGACATTTGAGTTTACCTCGTAATTTCCGTATAATTATTCTAAGTTTATTTATGAAATCAAAGATTTGAGAGAAAATGCTCAAACACTTTGAGCGTTCTCGCTTCCATATTTTGACGAGTTGCCTCATCAATATACTTGCGATATTTATCTACTTTCGCTTCCTTTAGAATTCCGTTGTCCCAAATCCACTCTTTTCCTTCCATGATGCCATTTACAAAAGCATCTGGTGCGGAAGGATCTGCTACAATATCAGCAGCGGTGGTTAGGAAGAAGTCATCGCGGACAATCGAGATATCCTCTCTCTTGTCAATACTTCCCATGCCACGAGAAGAAACACCAAGTTGTACTCCTTCACCAAGAAGTGACTTAGCAATCTGTCCCATGGGAGTATCTAGAATTTGTGCCTTGCCATAGAAGTTGTGTCCTTCTGCGCGGAGTTCAACAATTCTATGTGACACTCTATCAAGATTGATAGTAGGACCGTCTGGGTGTCCTAGTTCTCCAAGAGCTCTCTTTGACTTTACATATTCTTCGTTGTATCTCTGAACCTCGCGGTTGAGAACATCGAAAGGATACATACGACCGTTGCGGTTCTTGAGTTCAGACTGAAGAAAAACTCCTTCAATATAAAGAAGTTTCTTTCCGTTCTTTTCTTCTGTGAGAACTTTTACGTCCTCAATCTGTTCCGTTATCAGTTTCATCGGTTTCGGTTTCGGTTGGTTCGTCAAAGAATGTGTTTGCCACTACTTGCTTATATTGCGCCATAGCATCAGATGCTTTAGCAAATAGCATGTCGTGGATTGCGTCAATCGCAGATGCTCTGTCGTTATCGCTGATCTTGCCAACAATATCAACGGCACCCATTTCGTTATTAGTTTCAGTCATGATAAGATAACAATATATTTTATTTAGACTTTGGCGTAGGTTTAGGTTGCGCCTTCATCTTTTCCATCTCTCGATCTAGATTTGCGTCCGCAGCTTCTTGCTCTCTAGCAGCACTATCTTGTGCCTGAATATTTGAAATTTCTGGACTAAATGCTGTGTTTTGCTGTGACATAGTATCCAGCATATTTGTCTGTGCTGGATCAATCGCAAGACCAGATGCGATCTCTCCCTTCATCTGCTTATCAATTTCCTTGAATTCTTTTTCAGTTTGATTGAGGATATGCTTACGGATATATTCAACAGAGAAGTATTTGCCAGCAAAAGGATCCATCTGTGTGACAATAGCAATACGCTGTGTCATCATTTCAATTTCTTTCAGTTCGTTGAAATGATTATCAAATAAGAAGTCGTATTGGATATGCTCTTTCATATCATCCCAATCTTCTGGTGAGATGATACCCTTGAGAATTAGTTGTGTCTTGAGAATATCCTGGAATAGTTCGCTGAAACGCTTGCGGAGACGACCGATGAACTTAGCAAATTTGAGTTCATCCCTGAGAACCTCTGTGGTCTTACCAAGATTAAACCCTTTGTTGTCATCCGTAAGGCGGGAAGGTGGTAGGTTTAGTGAGTTGTAAAGTTTCTTTTTGAAATACTCAACGTCCTTGAGTTCGCCAAGGTTTTGACCGCCTGGGAGTGTAGTGATCTCAGTTCCTCTACCGCCTTCACGACGAGGTAACCAGAAATCTTCAAGCATAGACATATGCTTTTTATCATCACGCATCTCTCCAGTTGAAGAATCATATACAAGTTTATTTCTGTAACGAGACATTACATCGCGGAGGTATTGCTCTGCTTTTACCTTTGGAAGATTGCCTACATCAATATAAAAAATTCTACGTTCTGGTGCGCGTGACAATCTGTAGATTACCAAACTATCTTCAATCATTCTCAGCTGATTGAGAGATTTGATTGCCTTATGGAGGAAGCTCAGCGTCATACGCTTATTGAGATCTTGTAGTCCAGAAGGAATAAAGGTGACGCTATCAACTGCCATCTTCACTCCTTGTGAAAGTGACATGTCACCAATTGGTCCTAGGACACCACCTTGATAGAAACCTTTTGGATTGAACAAATAATAATCTACAAATGTTCCGTACTCATACTCAAGTGCTGTTCCTTTGATGGCAGCACGAGCAAGAGAATCTTTTGGTTTATCATCAATCTTTTGACGAACCTTCTTGATCTTCATCGGATCAATATAACGAAGTTCCGTAATACCTTTCTTTGGGTTGTCTAGATCAATTACTTTGTGGTAGAATACTCTACCATCAATATACCAGTTACGCACAATCTCATGTGCGCGATTATCAAAATTTAAAAGTCTTTTGATATAATCAAATTCATTTCTAATTTTATTTTTTACTCCAGATCCAACATCTAGATTATCTAAGTTGATTTCTACTGGACTATCGTTAGCATCACTTACTACAAATTCATTCACAACTTCATCAATAGCACTATCAACTTCTGGGTGAAGTGCCATGTCACGATAACGACGGATCAACTCAAACTCATTACGAGCTTGAGAAGCATTATCCGTTTCTACATATGTTCCATAATAACCACCTGCCGCAACCGCAATCGGTTCGTCAGCAGAAGGAGGCACAGGGGACTGACCCTTCTGTGCCTCCTTTCGATTAATTTGGAAGCCAAATAGTTGACTCATGATTAGATATTCAAATTACTGCTTCCAACTATTTATCAGACTACTGGGAGTGAAGATACGCCCTGTCTGGTTCCTGCCTCGGCAGTGAAGTACGAATATTGGAACTCAACTGTGAATTCTTCAATTTGATCATTGCTATCATAAGCAACATCAATTTGAGAAACATTGGTTGGGAAGCAATACTTGAGTGAGTATGTTCTCAAGATAGCACCTTCTTCGCTAGCATCTTTCTCTAGTTGCTTAACTCCAAGGTCAGCCATATAACCAGACGAATTGTTTGGAGTAAAGAGAGGAGCAGTGTTGCCCTCGTGAGTGTTGATGCTATTTGCCCACTGCTCAAAGAATGAGCGTAGTTTGAAGTCCTTATCGTTGAAGAAGGTGGCAGTCCAAGTATCAAAGGTGCGATCACCTGCGATCTTAACTGTTCTTCCACGGAAAGGAACTTCGATAACACCTAGGTTTGAACCTGGGAGTGCTGCTGACTTACAAAGTAGATTTGTAAGATTTTGATCTTCTGACTGCTTTGATAGCGTGGCAGGAAACTGAACATCAATCAGGAACATGTTGGGCTTCACGCCCTGACCGATAGTTTGTAGGAACTGACTTACGTTTGACGATGCCATTAGTGGTTACCTCTGTGATTTTTTCTTATACTACTAATTATCTACCAACGACTTCCGAGAAGGAAACGCCCGTTCTGGTTGCCGTTACGGTAACCGTTACATAGTTGATTGAGCGGGTTGGCTTGAGGTAGAGTTCAGCCACAAACTCATTTCTATCAATGACTTCTGGGGTATTGTTTGTTTCATCGCAAACAACAAGGAAGTCAGTGACACCTCTACGTGCTTGAACTTCTGCTAAGTAAGAAGAAATTGAAGCGGTGAAGTTTGAACGAGTGGTGCTATCGTTTTGCTCAAAGAGTACTCCTTCAGCAAGTGCTTTTGCTCTCTTCTCAACATTGAGGAACAAACGACGAACGTTAATTCTATCAAATGCGGAAGGTGAAGCAAGACCAGTCTTGTCTCCAAAGAGAACAGGACCAGAACCAGGAAGTGAAACGATTGGGTTAATTCTGTTGCTGTAGAGATCATCTCTTGCTGCTTTGTTTGGATTGAAAGCAAGCTTCACAACATTTTGAACACCCCCACGATTTAGACCAGCTGGTGAGAACCAGTCATCTAGAATTGCCGAGGTTGAAACACAAAGTCCAGCAACATCACCGTTACAACCGATGTAACGATACTTATCGTTGAAACGATCATAGGTGTATTTGATACCACTATCTAAAACAACATAGGAGCTAGAAGCAATGTTGTCAAAGAAAGCGATGGTATTTGAAAGTTGGGTAGATGCTGTAATAGCAGCACCTCCAGAAGTAGCTACCTGATTACCAACATATGGTGAGAGGAAAGCGACACAATCTTTTCTGCTATTTGCGACAGCAGCAACTGCTTGTGCCTTAGCAATTGTATCAACTTCATTACTCATTGAACCACCCATTAGAACAAAGTCAATTTGGGTTTCTTCTGTATCAAGGAAAGTATCATATGCTGCTTGAATTTCTCCAGCAGTGTAAGCATAATCATCAAGACCACCTGATAGAGTTCCGCCAGCAGTTTGAAGAATTCTTGACAATTCTTTTGGAGCACCTGAAGTTGCTGCGTATGAAGCAGCAGTTCCACCAGGATTTTCACCAGCAGTTGTGATTTCAGCAGAAGTCAATTCTTGACCAGCATAGATGTAGTTTGAAAACTCATTGATTGCTGACTTCCAGTATGTTGAATTTCCTTCTGGTGACTTAGCATCAGAGATCTTTGAAAGATATGGGAAACGCTCAACAACAGTATTATCTCTTTCGTCAATTACAGCAACATGAACTTCATCATATGAAAGATAACGCTCTGCTGCCCAAGGTGAAGTACCAGGACGAGGACCAATTGCCTTGAATGATAGACCAGTTGATCCAATTAGTTCTGCGTTCCAATCTGAGTTGGTGTATGCGGAAACCGTTGATGCTACGGTAACAACGGTAGCAGCATTGAATGTTAAGTCGTTTGTTGGGGAAGTTCCACCTAAAGCAGTTCCAAGAATTGTGAAAGTATCTCCAGCAACATAACCAGATCCACCACCAGAAACTGTAACTGTGTAAGTTCCACCAGCACGAGAAACATTGAATGTTGCTCCTGTTCCAGCAGCACTGTTAGTTGTGTAAGCAACGCTAGTATATGAAGCAGATCCAGTGGCAGCAGTTCCGCTAACCGAATTGGTTGTTAGGATTTTTCCTGTTGGAATTGATGTTGGTACTGCGCTTCCCTTTACGATTGTGAAGTTGTCGTTATCAACAACGTCATAAACTTCGTGAGTAACACCAGCGTTATCTGTGAAAGTACCACCAACCGAGAGACCGTGACCTACTTTTGCTACTTTGTAATCAGCACCACGATCAACGATAACTACACGATAGTAATTACCTTCGGTTCCTGCGTAACGAGCAGCGAATTTTTCTGTTGTAACACCAGCATCAAAAGCTTCTTTATCAGCGATTAGAACTCCAGTGCCACTCTTAGTTGCGTTCTTTACGGTTGTTTCTGCGCGGAGAACTGCTAATTGTCCACCGTAACGTAGGAATTCTGCTCCCACTAACCAATCGGAAGCATTTGCCTCAGCTGGTGTTCCGAAGGTGTCAATTAATTCTCTTTCAGAATTGACGTTAATTACTTTGCCTACTGGTCCAGTGCGAAATGTAGTGGCAAAAGCAGCGCGAATAGCGAGTGCTCCAGTTACTACAGCATTGGATAAATCACGCTCCTTAATAACAACACCAGGCGAGACTTGACTTGCCATTTGTTTACCTCTTAGATATCAAATTTATCTAAATCTATTTAGAAATTAGTGATGTTCAGAGGGGGAAACAATGCATGAACATACTACCAATCTGGATATGACCAATTTGTATGATCTTTTTTTCTTGCTTCGATAATTCTTTTGACCGTACATGCTTTACATTCGTATGAATATGCTGACGGAAATGGTCTTTTGTTTTTTCTAATCAAATAGAAATCTGTAAGAAGGTCTTTTTCTTTGTGACAAGTTCTACACTTTCTCTCTTTAAAGATAAGATGTTCTAAAGAAAACTGATCTTCTAAGTCCATTAGTAATTCCACATATAACTTACTTCTTCTTGAGTATTTCCATACTCCCATAAAGATCCATCGGCATCTATAAAACTATCATCGCCAAGTCCATCGTCAACAAAACCAAATGGCGCCATATCTTGTTCGATTTGATTTCTTTGTTCTTCGTAGATGCGACGACGAACATCCTGATCTGTCATCTCTTTGAAGTATTCTTGCATGACTAACCATGCAAAGAGAACCAAACACATCACAAGGTCATCATGATATCCCTCGTCAGCTTCCCATGCCATCTTTTTCTGAATGAACGTGGTGAGCTCTTGTAGAATTTCGAAGTCACCAAAAGTTAGTTTATCTTCTTCGATAATTGCTTTGAGATTAGCGCAACCCAATTTCTTAACCGTCACACTCATCTTGACACCAAGTTGAGTTTTCATTCCAGAGAAACCTGTACCAACAATTTGCCCTGCTCTGCCACGCATCGCACACATTAATACGTTAGGATATTCTAGATCATAGTTCAAAGTGGCGGCAATACTATCACCAATATCGTTGACTTCTACTAGGATATATGGTAAATTATATTCTTTCGCTACCTGTAAAATTACCGAGGGAAACAGTACAGGTTTAATTTCATTATTTCTGTACTTTGCCACGATCTTATACGGCAGTGTGGTGATATCAAACACGACGAAAGCACTATAGTCGCCACCAATTCCTCTGGCAACATCAACAGTAATAATGTATTCGTGATCTTTTTGTACTCTTTCGTGGATATCAAGTCCTGCATTGGATGTAATTGGGTCAGTAAATGGTATATTTTGAAGTTTTGCTGGACTGATTAGGGTATCAGCAGAACCAAGAAAGTCACATTCAAATTCTTGTGCGAACTGTCTGGCAGAAGTATTCTTAAGGGTCTCTTCTTTCCACTTCGCATCTCTACCAGGAACCTGAGACCAATGAACCTCATTCATTACATAACCATTCTTGCCGTTCTTGGCATCAATCCACATCTTGTAGAAGTGGTTCATACCATTTGGTGTTGAGATGATTATGACTTTCGTGCTCTTACCAGAAGTAATAGTAGGATAAACAGAGGCAAAGAATTGCTCTGCAACATGGTTTGGAACGAAAGCGAATTCGTCGAGGAAGAGGATATTAAACGACATGCCTCTGACAGCAGACGCAGATGTAGAAGATGCCAGAATTTTTGATCCGTTTTCAAGTTCGACATTACCTTTGTTCCAAACAACTACACCATGCTGCATCCACTTTGGTAGATTTTCATATGCTAGTTGAAGTCTGCTTAGGAGTTCCCTAGATGTTGAAGCTTTGTTAGCGAGAATACCAATATTAACGCTATCAAAGAATATTGCGTAATAAAGCAGATAAGCAACAACCGTAGTGGATTTTCCAGTTTGTCTTGGGAGCTTTGCGATGTTAAATCTGTTTTCATGGAAGTCTTGTAAAATCTTCTTCTGGAAATCATACATCTCAAATGGCACCAAACCTTCGTCTAGTGAGATAATCTTAATATAATTTTCAGCAAAATAGACTGGATCATTTTTACACTTGATCCATTCGTTGATTTGTTTTTTTGTAAATGATATTTGGGTTCCCGCTTTCTTTAGATTAGGATTACCCAAATATACATCAGTACCAGCTGCCACAATAAAACCTAGTCACTACTGGTATTTAGGGGTGGTCTTCTTCCAACTCCTTCAATCTCTTCTCCCAGGTAACACCACCTTCTTTACCACGGCAGGGATTGATACAAGTATCATCACCTAGTTTATTACAAACTAATCCTGCGAGGTCTAGTTCATTCCCAGGTTTATTTGTTCCAGTCCAGTAGTGCTGTCCGTCAATCCAATTAGCACCACACTTAGGACAAGTCTTTGTGTTCATTTGTCATACTCCTTGAGAAACTTTTTGAAATCGGTTGTATCTCTTACAAGTTGCCTCTTGAGTTTCCAACCCATCCATTTCATCTGAACTCTTACAAACGCATAGCGTAATTGGAGATCAGCATAGACAAAGAGTTTCATAGTTTCTTCGACCCCAGCATATGCTATCAGGATCGCAAAGAACACAACAATAAAATAAGTCCCGTACATATGTAACTCTCTGCTACATTTATTATAAGCTATGTAGCAGAAAAAAGTGTTACAATATGTTACGATTTAATAAGTATATCTTTACATGCTTATAAATTATACTTCTTTCCAGGTTCCTTTAGCAATTCGGATTTCCTTTAGGATGTTAAAATCCTTAGCTTTAGTGCCGCCATCATACCCCCAGGCATGACCTTCAGCGATCATCTGGTTATTGACAGAGACTTCTTCTCCGTTAATATACAGGTGTCCGATGATGCGACCATACTTCTCTGTGCTGTCTGGAAGTTCAGTCTTGATGATAATATCCTTAGCAAATTCTAATCTGCTCTTCAACCAATCTTTTGCTTGAAGTCCGAGTTTCTTTTCGTATGGATCTGCCGTGCGGCTTTCTGGTGTATCAATACCCGCCAAGCGAATTCGTTTAGTGAGGCTAATATCAAAACCCAAATCAATATCAGCGTCAATAGTGTCTCCATCTACAACCTTACCAACTGATTTGATGCGGTAGATATATGGATCTTTAGTGTCTGCCATGGTCTTTCATTTCCTCGTTTGCCATCCGTAATATGTAGTAGATGACATACAAAGTAAATAAAAGACCACAACCTAGTATTGTGATTACTCCCCAAGGAAAATCATGTATCATTTATCTTTGTGTATGTATTGTATTCCTATAATAGGTAGGACAATAATACCAAATCCACAAAGTCCTAACCAAATTGGACTTGATGCTAAGTGTTCAACTAGGGTAAGCATTATTCAACCCCCAATAAATGAAAAGTGCTATGCTTGAAAAAATTAGCACAGCACTTATAAGTGTATTAGTCATCGGTAGAGTATTGTTCAAGGTAAGTTTTAAGTGTCTTTATAAGTTCTTCATACTGATCCCAGATATACTCTGATCCAGTTGAGTTCTTGTAAAGTTCGCAAGCAAGAATAAGTCGTGTGATATCTTCTTCTTTCAGTCTCATTATCATAATGGAAACCTCAAAACTAATTATAATAACAACAAATTTTTTGGCAGGTTTTTGTCAGCAATTCCACTTTTTTAGGTACAAAATGGCATTTTCCAAAGTATTTACATTATCAAAAAAGTTGCCCAATCCTCTATTACAGTGGTTACATAACATTCCTCTAAATTTTCCAGTGTGGTGGTCATGATCCATAACCAAAGATTTTACTTTGCCTAGATGTTTATTGTTCTTGGATCCACCAGTATCTTCTTTACCACATATATCACATGTGATTTGTTGCTTCAGTTTTCTTACCTCATCATCAGTAAGTTGTCCTCTAAATTTTCCTCTGTTTATTTCACTACGATAAGACGCTCTACAAGCTCTACACCAACTATCTAAACCATCTTTACATTTATTGTGAAGTGGGAAATATTCTGGTGTTCTTGGTTTTGAATTCTTACACCTAGTACAAATTTTCTCTGACATTTTCATACCTTTTCATTACTACTATTTATAAGAATGAAAAGGTATGAAATCTAACAGTTCCAAGCCCTCAAGCTTTTATTTACTCTGCTGTCGGGATCCCTTGCTGTTTTTTTACTTGTCAATTTACTTTTTAGTCCTTTCATTCTGGCACAAAATGACGCCCTGCGGGGATTTCCAACTTTCTTTGAAGGTGCCTTAAGGTCGCTTCCAGGATTAGCTCTTTCGTATGACTTTCTACCTTTTTCGTTGAGACCGCCATTCTTATTCTGTCCCTCCTTTTTAGTCCAAGCAGCTTCGTCTAGTTCTACTTCTTCTCTTTTGATAGATTGAACTGGAACTGCGAAACGATCCCATGCTTTCTCGCCATAGGAACATTCTTTTCTTGTCTCTGGTTTTTGGCAGAGCTTACAGAAACGCTTTTCTTCTTTCTCTTTTTTCTTTGCTTCTTCAGCAAGATGTTTGATTTCTTTATAGTTTTTCATTAGTAGATTTCCCTCCATTGAAGTGCTGCTCTAATTGTTCCAGAGTTATTACCAATATTTGTTGCTAACACAACATATACTTCTGATGAAGTAGAGTCAAAATTTTGAACAATAATGTTTTTCTTGGCAGCAGAAATAGAACCTGTCGAAGCAGACGACAAAGAGTTCTGTGACGAACCAGCAGTTACAAAACCACCAAATAAAGCATCGCCACTTCCTGCCGTATAACCAGTAGCACCAACTGAATATTGAACGCCACTATTGGTATCAACATCGGTCCAATTAAGTGTGCCAGTCAAGTTTGATTGACTTGGTAATTTAACAATTTGGAATGAAAATGTTTCTCCAGAAGGATACAAAGCAATATTATTTAACCTAACCGAAATTCTGTTGGGGTAAGTTTGAAATGTATTCTTCAAACGAATTGCCAAAACAGGTAGAGTAGCACCACCAGCAACTGACCTAGATGCTGTCATCATATACATGAAGTCAATACCACTTTCAACATATCCACCTTCTGACATAACAGTGGAACAAATCTGATCAAATGAACCACCAGATGTTGTACCTGTGTTTAGTATCTCACATCTTACTGGTAGATTAGGATTTGCGATATAAACTTCATCAAGTTCATTAGAACAATAATATTGGTGTGCTAGAATAAGTTGCCCATTATGAACAAAACCACAACGAACTCTACCAACTCCCAACCATTGGAAGTCAATATAAACTAGTTGTGTTTTTGAAGTATTGATGTTGAAACCAGAAACACCAGTTCCATCACACTTATCAATGTTCCATTCTGATTGTGGAACTCTTCTTTTGTAAGTTCCTAATGTTGCTTCGCTAGCAGTGCCGCTAACATAAGAACGAACAACAAAGTTTAGAGTGCCATTGGTTGTTCCGTTGGCAGTAGCACCACCAACTTGCTCAAAGTAGATACCATCTCTATCATCGAAGTATCCAGTTCTTTTGGTTACATTCTGTTGAGCATAACCAAAACATACCGAACTGTAAATCATCTGTGACTTACCAGGCTGGTAATGATGATAAAATTTAGTTTGATGAACAGCACGAGAAGTGGTGTTTGATGTGGTTGCTAAAGTAGCACAAGCCTTATTGATATTATATGTTGCTGTGCCACCATTAGTTAGGTTATCTAAAAAGTTTGGGTCAATAGCATAAAGGTGCTTGTAATCACCAAGAGTGAATGGTTCGGTAACTTTGAGACGACCAAAAGCATCTACTGCTGTTTCACTAAAAGATACAGAAGAACCAGAACTACCAGGCCCAACATTGCCGTTTGCGTCGGCAATCATGACTACCTCAAAGTTTGTTTTTTCCTGTGGTAGGAAATCCTCGTAGTGTTTGCTATACTGTGCCATTATGCTAATACTGGATTATTTGTTGTGTCATAACGTTGATAATCAGCAGGAGTTCTAGTAGTATTGTCGTAGTTCCTTGCTTGAAATGTTCCAGGAGTTCTTACAGTATTGTTGGAATTTCTTGGAACATAATCACCGTTGAAGTCCTTGTATTGAAATGCCGTCCAACCTTCTGTTCCGTTGAATACATTTACAGTAGTAGAAGCAGGTTGTGTCGCTAGTGGATCACAGTTCGCATCATTTCTGATGTAATTTAGGTTGGTTGCTGGAACTGGCATCTTCCGACTTCGTATCAATAATATTTAGTTTCACAACGTCGCAAGGAAGTTTAACACTCGCAACATCCACATATCTCATGTAATCAATTTGGCAGACGTTTGGTGCTACCTCAACAATTCCCATGATTGCGAATGCTATGAGCGTCATTTTTTCTTGCCCCCATTCTTTGCTTTCTTCGCAGTAGCATTACCTTGATTTTGCTTTGAAGAACCGTTTTTGCCCTTCTTATTAGGTGACTTTGCCATCGCTTGAATATGGAGACAACAAAATATTTATCTTTTGCCTCCTCCCATCTGCTTCAGCATCTTCTGAAGCTCAGTTGTGCTGCCTACAAACATGGCATTATTTGTAACGTTTGTAACTTTCTTATTCTCGGCATCTAAATCCTTCATCTTCTTCTGAAGATCTACAAGCTTGTCAGTCATGTCTGCTACCTGCTTCATGGCGTTCACAGCGACTTCATACGCTCTAGGGTGTCCGCTCTCCTGTGCGACCTCTAAGGCGCCTTGTACCGCCTCCTGACCCTTGCTGATGAGGTTGTATAATTCCCCTCGTGTATATTCGTAGTCTTTGATCTTGTCTTCCTTGTCACCTTCACGTTCAACCTTCACAGGCTTCGGTTCATCAATAACCTCTGCCTCAATATTGAGTAGTTCTTCCATGTTCTCTTCTAAGCTCATATCAATAGAATTCTATACCTTCGTTAAAACCAAAATTATCATCAGCAGTTAGAATTGCCGTATCTGCCGCATCTACATCATTATCTCCATCTTGATCTTGAATAGCAACTGGAGTGTATGTTCTCTTGACCGTTCTTCTGTTGACAGCAGCATCTCCAAGAGTTTCATAGACAATTGCTTTCTTGATGATATCGGACTGACTGTAAGGACCGTAGAAGTAAGTCTTGGCAGTAAATCTTAGAGTATAGACAACGTATCTGCGCTGCATATAGTCATCTTCCCATTCATCTTCATAATTGATATCGTTAAGAACAATCGCAACATCCTTCTTCTCATCCATCTCTGGGATCATATTCAGAGTGATTGAGAATGATGGTTGGAAGTATGGTAGGATCTGCTCAATAATTTGTAGAGCATCATCTTGTGATTTTGATATGATCCCCAATTCAAAACTCATATTATAAGGAACAGGAACATACTGAACTCTGACTTCATTACCATTATCAGCAATGATCGTTTTGTATTTTTGAATTGGTGATGTTTTACGGGTAGGATCGTAATCAATTCCAGTCATCTCAAAGTAAATACGTGGCAAAGTAATGCCAACCTTTCTACCAACATCTGGGTTTTGTTCTAGGCGAGCAAGAAACTTTTGCTTAGGACCGTATGCTAGTTGGACCTTCTCTTCTTCCAATACAGCACCTGTATTTGGATCTTTCTTTCTCAACGTAATGTTGTTGAAGAGTGTACCAAAAGCAATAATATTTTTGCGAGTAATTTCGTTATAAAAATGTGATCCTAACATCAGATGCTACCTGTATAATTTCCAAATTCACCGAATGGGTTTCTTTCAGTCCAATCCACAATATCGTCAGCGGTATCCTCAATCTCTCTATTTTGATCGTAGGCGCTGTTGGTATTATTTAGAGTGTCAAAAGTGAATGGACTCCACTTAGCGCCAGATGTGATACCAGTAATTGTCTCAGCAGTTGTGAATGTGCCAGTTCTGTTGATGACTTCAAGAGTGCGAGTTGCTGGGTTCCAGGACTTGACTTCTGCTCTGTTATCTTTTGGTGAGTAGTCAATCGTTACTGTAGGAGCAGACGTATAACCACTTCCAGGATTGGTAACGAAAATACCAGTCACGATACCATTTGAAGATACCGTGGCAGTTCCAGTAGCTCTAGTACCACCTGTTGGAGGTGCCGAGAATGTGACAGTTGGAGGAATTGCTGGATTGTAGAATGCTCCACCATCGCTGATTATTGTTCCACTTATAGTACCACCAGTAATTGATGATGTTGCCTTTGCTAGGAACTCATCTCCAACGATCTCTTCTCCAACTGTAAAGTTACCAATACCGCCAGGATCCATGACAAGCTTGAACGCACTAGAGAAGAGTTGTTCAATCTCATCAATCTCTGGAACTCCAGTTTCAAGGTTGTCGTTGCCGACATCATAGATTTCAGCAGTTAGAATAAAGAATTGAATTTTACCAAACTGGTAGAATGGAGTTTCTCTTTCTACAAATTTGATTTCGTAGATATCTGTAGTGAGTGGGAAGTATAATAGATCTCCATCATTTGGTCTTCCAGGAACAGTGAGGGTTGGATTGTACTGTGCTTCTGCTTGATCCCATCTTCTAGATGAAACAATAAACTTCACTTCGTCAGTAATCTTGACACCAAATTTACTGATAAATTCTGACTGCTCACCAAAACCTTCCACGTTCTGTAGAAGCATCTCAATCTGGAATTGCTCTTGATACTTAGAATAGATAATATCATCTAGTGTATTATCTTTCAAGATTGTTCTTGGAAGATAATAGATATCTGTTCCAAACAGTTTGATCTGTTCGTCAGCAAGATCCTGAGCGAGGTTTTGCTCACCAGGATGACCTTGGTAGTAGGTAGGAAAATAAGGACTGGTAGGCATCTTATCCGATCATATCCATAGGTGGTTCGGCATACTTACTGAGGACTTCACTTTCAATCTTCTCAATCTCACCAATCGCATCCTCATACAACTGTCTGCCGTTGAGTGAGATACCACCAGGCAATTGAACGTTATTGTATTTGATGAGATTTTGTCCCCATTGCTTCTTCATGAGAGCAGTGGCATAACGTTTCACAAACATATCATTATACATTTCTGTTGCGTCATTTGGATTGACGAGACGGTGCGCCTCAATCAATAGCCACTGACCCTCTTGTAGAAAGTCCTTGTCAACATCTAGATACAGACGATCACGGCGCATCGTATATCTAAACTGTTGGAATGATCCGTTATTTAAAATCATATCTAGAGTTTCTAGATATTGCTTAGTCATGAAGTAATTGAGAATATCAAGAGATCCGAAAGCGTAGAGGTCATTAAGGAAGATCTGATATTCGATACCAAATAAATTGCTGCGAATGCTATTTCCAACCACTCCAAATACTTTACTAACACCCACAATATGATCTGGGATTGGAATATAATTCGTTGCTTCCTCCCAGTTTGTAGTTCCATTTGTGGTTGTAACTTTATCATCTAATCTTGTCTTATCGGCAGAAGTAATCTCGTGACGCAGATAGCAACGCTCCATACCGTTATAGCAGTTCTCTTGAAAGAACTGAATAGTATCGTCAATAACGTTGCTTACCTGCTCATCATCAATATTGATTTGAAGAACTGGTTCTCCCAGTTGTCTTTTACAATATGTGATAAGAGAGGCTCTACTATTTGGAGATGCCATTAGACACAAAAAATCCCTTCTTACATATTTAGTAAGAAGGGATCTGGGATTATTCTGCTACTACTTCAGCAGGTGCTTCTTCTGCTGCTGGTTCTTCTAGAAGACTTAGAGTTTCTAGACCACCCTGTAACTTAAGCTTGTATTCTTTTGCTTTAGTGAGGTTTTCTTCTAGTTCGGCAATCTGCTTATCTGTAGTAGCAAGTTGCTCTTCAAAATTCTTTTTGAGTTGTGCGGTATCCATAGTTATCACTAGTAATGGTGTGTATTGTTATTTAGTTTCATTAAAATGGAGAAAAATTACAAGAAAAAATTATCCTTTCTTTTTCTGAATTGTTTTTGGGAGCATAATGATTTAAGAAACTCGGAAAAAATATTACATCTCCAGATTTAATATCTGGGGGAGTATACATTTGAGTAACACCACCAATAAAATCTCCATATGGAGACAGAAAGGTTGTTGCTCTATGAAATTCCAAATCAAAATCTATGTATAAAACTGCGCTAAATCCAATTGCTCCATGATTATGAGCACCATGGATTTGATTGCTGGTCAATTTTTCAAACCAAGCTGATGTTACTCTCCAATTGTATAAACCAATTTGAGGAGAAATTGAAGAAATATCATTGAAAAAATTCTGAGCTGGTTTTGTAAATAGACCAAGCATATTATTAATATACTGAGGAACTCTATTATTTTTAGAGTTGGTCATAAAATCAGTATACAAATTATCTCCTTCCGAGATATTTTCCTTGTTTATTTCTTCAATAAATGAATTGGCATATTGACTTAGAGCATAAGTCTTATTCAAATTTTCCCAGTCATCTATTGAGTATTTACCTATAGGAATTTTAAAAATATTTTCAATCATAAAATGTCAAAAAAGAATACTTGTGTCAATCTAGAATTTTCTGGGGTATCTCCAAAATATTTTGTGGCAGAATGACAACGTTTTGCGTCAAAAATAATACATCTATTATATTGATTTTCTACGTATTCTATCATATTCCATTTATCAAAATCTGAAGATTCTTCAAAAGAAAATATTTCTCCATCTTCGTAATATTTTTCAGTTTCTTTGTGCTTAAAGAAACCAGTGCCAGAACCAATAACTGGATTTGGATGTAAATAAACTACAGCTGCGTGAGTATTTTTTTTATCTGTGTGAATCCAGCGTGTGGAATCTTTGGGACAATATTGAAAATTTCCATTTGCCAAAGTTAAAAAATTATTTAAATACAAATCTGTTCCAATAATTTTCATAGATAAATTTTCAATATCAAATTCTAGCAAATTGATTTGCTCTTGCCAGTTACATGACGCGGTAAAAATCCATTTCTTTGGGTCAATTTTCAATCCAGATTTTTCTTCAATTATTTTTTTATTCTCTATTAAATTTGATAAATCAGAAAAAACCCGATTGCCAGGGTACATTTCAAATCCATTATCTTTTTTTATTGATTTTCCAGATATTACTTTACCACTATCTTTGAATTTACTTAAAGCTAGATTTCTAATATCATCTGGATTTTCGTACCAATTATCAATCACTATCATAATAAAAGTCGGAATTATTCTGGTCTGGGGTACTTATCTTTAATTTTTTGAATCTCTGCTTTCCATCCATCATATCCAAGATTGAATAGCATATCCAATTGTTCGTGATATTCTGGATATTCAGAAACTCTTTGATTTTGGTATAATTGCTCTCTATTATAAATTTCTGTAAGTTCATCTAATTTTGCTTGAACTACAGAAATCTCTGGTTTCGGTTTTTCATTCAAATCCATCCATTCAATATTTCCATCCTGATCAACGGACCAATAAGCACCCTCTGGATATAGAGCATGTAAGGCATCCGTAATATCTGGAGCACCTGGCATTCTTCTACGCATGATAATTCTTTAAATACGATAACTTACTTTATTTATGGTCTGATTGATTCGTAAATTGTAACAGATGAAATACCAACCTCATAGTTTTCTTGACCCCATGAACCTTGAGTTCTATTTAAATAGAAATTATAGTTTCCTGTGGAAGAACTCCTGACAGCTGGATAAAAATAAGTATATGAAGTTGTGTTGGCAATACAATGGTACAATAGATACCAACATGAAGGTGTGGAATTTTCATCCCTATCATACCAAGCAGAAGCAATGCCAGACCATCTTTGATTTCCTACATCTCTATTGAATCCTTCTTCAAATGATGTTGTTGCTAAACCACCATTTCTATAAATTGTAAAGACATTATCTTGGTGTAATTCACCCATTATCATCCACTCTATGATTAATCTACTGGATGAAGATGTTGGTGTAATGCCAACCCCAAGTTCATATATTGGTGTTCCATTTCCACCATTTGGAGATGATATGTCAATTCTTTTATCGGTCATTTTCGTATTAACCTGAATAACTGGACCGTCATTGGTTAATATATTTCGTCCAGCAGTAGTCTGAACGGTGTTTACTCTTAGTATTGACATAAATTTTACCTCTGTGAAACTTCAAAAGCAATCATATCAGAAATCCCAGCTTCAAATGAATCTTGACCAGTTGATGATTGTGTCCGATTGAGAAAGAGTGTATAATCAGCACCCCCAGAACCTTTACAACCTGGCATAAACCTAATCGCACTAGTACCATTTGCTCTCCAAATTCCCTGCATAAAGAAATCTCTGGAGGTTGAACTATTATCAGCACCTGTATAATCTCCTGCGATCATACCAATGTATCTTGGGTTAAAGTTTGCCATTGAATATCCTTCTACAGCACCATATGGCAATGTACCAGAACCATAATCTGCCAGAATTGTCATTAAATTATCATGGTGTATTTCAGCAAATAATTTACATTGAACGACAATTATATTATCTGGATTTCTTGGTGTGATTTCAAGTGTTAAATCTGTGATTGGAGTAAATTGATATCTGTTATTGGAAGACCAACCACTTCTACTATCAGTTCTAACATATACTGTTTGAACTATATTTCCAGTACTATCCAATAATCTTTTACCACTTGTATTTGTAATACTGTTAACTTTTAAATTACTCATACTGCTACCTCCCAACACACTCCAGTTGAATACGGTGTTTCATAAGCATTTTGTCCATTTGACGCAACAGTTCTATTAATAAAAAACGTGTAGTTTCCACTATTAGAACTTCTTACAGCAGGAGCAAAAAATAATGAAGAAGTTGTGTTTGCTATTCCAGACCAAGTTACTATGGTATTTTGACCAGTTGAGTCATTATTCTGATCATAAACTGATGTAGATACTCCAGACCACCTAGTATTTCCGCCTTGAGCATTGTATCCCTGTGCGCCACCATCTGTAATTAATCCACCATTTCTGAAAATAGTAACAACACAGTTTTCATTGCTAAATTCGCCATTCATCATCCATTTACAAATAATTCTATTGGAAGCACTCCTTGGTGTGATGAATAATCGTAGACCAGTAATTTCAGTTCCATTTCCACTATTTGAACAAGATATTCCAGTCCTCGTATCCATGCGAACAACTGTACATTGAACTATTGATCCAGATGAAAAAAGAAGAGGTCTTCCATCTACAGAAAATACATTATTAGTTATTACAGTGCTCATTGGATTTTTTAATTCTGTATACTTTATTTATTAAACAATTGTCCACGTCCCACCGTTTCCAATGTAGACAGTAACGCCATTATTAATCGTGATTGGTCCATAACTACAAGCATTGAGTGTTGTTGGTATTGTTAAATTCTCTCCAATTGATTGTCTATTTGCTTTGACAACCCCAAATGAATCCAACCATTGTCTATCTCCATTGGCGTATAAAACATAATTATTGTTATTAGCATCACTTCCAACAGAACCACTACCAAATGATGCTCCTGGTGTTCTGAAACTTCTAGCAAAAACGTTACCAGTATTGGCATCAATATCACCTCCAAATTGAGCATTGTTATTTGTAAGATCAATTTGTAGAGGCCATCTGCTATTAGCAACTTGTGACCATGCTCCAGGATTTGCGTTAACCCCACCACCTAAAACATAGAATATGTTACTATTAACATGAACATAAGCAGTTCTATGATCCGTGTCTCTAAATGAGATTGTTGGTGCCGAACCAGTAATTTGGATACCATCTGATGCTCCAGATCCCAAGCGAAGTAGACCAGCTGTAATTGTAGCAGTTGAAGTATTACCAAAAGAAGTATTACCACTGTTATCAATAACTACCTGATCAGTTCCGCCTCTTCTAATTCTTAGAATTTCTGTGCTATCAGAACCAGCATTGATATACCATCTGTTTGAGTGGTATTCAAGTTTACCAAATCCTGTTCCAGCGTCACCACTCCAAGAAGAAGTTGAAGTTTGTTGAATTCTTGTTGAGTTTGCGGTTAGTGAAATATTACCCGATAAAGTAATAGTTCTTACCGATGTAATATCTCCAGTAGTTCCTAGAGCAAGTCCAGTACCGACAATATTACCATTACCACCAACTCTAAAGGTTTCACTGTCATTTCCTCTAACTCTTAAAGCATAAGTAGCAGAAGAACCAACATCAACCATAATTCCGTATTCTGTTGCGGAACCATTGTATTTGTCAACAATAAGTCCCCAATCGTTGTTGTTAGTTGCTGTTATGTAAACTGTGGCATCATTTCCATTACTATTTGTTCCACCATTAAATATTGCTTCTCCAGTTGTAATAGCACCAGCAAAAGTTACGGTATTTGAGTTATATGGATATTGGAAAACAACAGTTCTTGTGCCATTATCTGTTCTATAGAAAGCAATGTTATCTGCTATTTCTCCAGTAGCATATGCTGGAGATCCATCACCGTTATATGACAATCCACCACCATAAGCATTAGACTGACCAATGTATAGGTATCCAGTTCCCTGGTTGTTCCCATACGCTTCAAATCCAGCACTATTTGAATCGTTACTCAATACACGTACAAAAGAACTGGATGATCTAGTAACCGATCCAACAGTCAGATCGCCACTCATTGTGTCACCAGTCTTGAGAACGTTTAGAGAAGCGGCACCAATGAGCGAAGCTGTTATAAAATTAGCAGCAAAATTGCCAGTGGAATCTCTCAGTACAGCTGTTCCATTGGCAGCAGTATTATATGCTCCAGAACTTAGACCAGAATTAAATGTTACATTTCCAGCATTCCAAACAATATTATTATTAACCTTAAGTGAGTTTGTATTCGCAACAATAACATTGAGTTCTCCATTGCCATTGGATGAATTACCACCAGTAGCTTGAAGTCTTACATCATATGTGATATTATTTCCGCTTGAGTTAAAG